CATCGGGCTTGGATTTCGGATCGCGTCGGCCAGAATGCACATCGTCTCGAAGTTGTCGATGAGGTCTTTGTCGCGATCCATGTCGAGCCCTTGCTCTTCGGCCATCCGACGGGCCATGACTCTCGCCTTCCGGAGGTCTGGCTCACGCGGTACCCTGAGGCAAACGTCTATCGACTCGAACTCGCCATTTCCCTTCATGCGTTGGAGTTTCGCAGGGAACAGAAGCCCTCCGCCATTCTCGAGCTCGACCACCTTATCCCAGCCCATCGTCGCCAGCTGCTCTGCTACATGCCCCGGAGCACCAGCCTTCAGCATTTTTTCTTTGATGGACATCTATTGCCTCGATACGCCGATAAACGAGACGCCCTGTTTGACGGCGTCGTCAATCGGCATATCCGTAGACACCGCCGTGAAGATACCGAAGCACTGTATGGTCTTTCCCGGTATCTTCACCCTGACTTCTTTTGAGAGGTGGCGGACAACACACTCAATGAAATCCATGGTAAAACCAGTTGCCGGAATCGCCACGTCAAACGTAATGTCGTGCTCGTTGTTGCCGGTGGTCCATCCCGTAGACCCCAACGTGTGGACGAGCTTTCCCTGGTTGCTGACATCATGCTTTATGGTGGTTACGTCCAGCATGTCACCAACCCCCTCGATTTGAATCCGCCCATGCGGGTAATATTCACCGCCCATCGTATCCTCCTGGTTGGTAATTCGGGGTTTGACCCGCGCCAACCTCTCACTTAGCTCGGCTCACGCTGTGAAACCAAGCTTGTCTTCGCCCAGGGCTGGACGATCTTCTTCGGCAACACGATGTCGACCTGTGTTGCGTCCGTGCCGTTCACCTGGACAATCAACGACCCGTCAGAAATGACAGTCCTCACCCGCGCTTTATTGAGGACACCGTCGTCTGCCCAGGCCATCAAGCGGTCCCCAAGCCACGCTTTCACGTCGCGGACCTCCGTCACGCCGGGCACCGGCTCCTCACCCTCCGCGAGATCTTCGGATATTTTCGCCTGAGGGAACGCAGATGGCAGGGTGTCCCGGATGTCGCGGGCCACCACATATTCCGCGACGACATTCTGTACATCGAGAACCCGCCGGTCTGCTCCGCCAGCATCATCCTGGCTGTGCGTCGTGACAGGACGCACCAACTTCGGAGATAGTTGTTTGGTGTAGGAAATAGGCGACACGCCGTTTCCAATTAGCGTCTGAAGCTCAGCATCCGTAGGAGTATTTGTCAGCTTGTCCTTGGCACCGACGATGCCATCGAATATCTGACCGATCCTGTTCGCGGAGGGATCCGATGAGTATCGAACCAGCCAATCGGCCACCTCTCTCCCGGCAAGCACTGACGGCAGATCTCGCCCTGCGATACACAGAATGATCTCGCCGAAGTCGACGTTGTTCGCACTATTCGAGTGCGACGATGTCGCAACGGCCAGCGCAACCGTTCCGGTGTATCCCACCACGAACTGCTGCAGCTTCGCGTTCAGACCGCTGTTGTAGGCAGAGATGTGGTTCACGATCCGCTTGAGGTTGTTCGTCGACGCCGTATTCGCCACATCCGTATTGCTCAGGCATGGCAGGATGATGTCGTATTCCTTCGCCGACAACGCTGCCAGTGCGTTTGTCAAATCCGGGTCGCTCGAACCACCGGACAACGCGCTCGATACGGAAGTTCCGCTGTTGATGGTCTCAGTTCCCGACTGTTCCGATAGAGAGGCATAAATCAGGATATCGTTGCCGACGTTGCCGGCAATCTTGGCCGTGATCGTCACGATGCCGGTGCCGCCTGTCGATGCCGCCACCATGAGCTGTGAGGTGCGCTCATTGATGGCTGAAATAACCGTGTCCCTGATGTCATCGGCGGATTCTCCGGCCAGCCAGGCCACCTCAAATTCCACCCCGTGAATATCCAGATAAACCGTGATGTTCGAAGTGGGTGAATTCGCGAACGTCAGGTCGAGGGTCGCGGACCCAGCCCCGGCCGTCGGCGCAATGAAATCGATCTCCGACGCCGGGTATTTGGTCCAGATCTGTTTCGCAGTCTGGTGTCCGACGGTCCCGGGTCCGAACGCAACCGATGCCGAGGCCTCCCCGGCGCCCGTTCTCACCTCGGTGTCCACCGTCAGATCGCCTGCCGAGCTCTTGGGGGCCACGAGAGCGACCGCCATTGATGACCCGCCTGGGCTGGCGACTCCGGCCATGGTGTTCACTGACAGATAAAGTCCTGGTACCAGATTACCTGGGCTGACCGCGGTAGGTATCGTCATTTTGTCCCTCCGGTCTTGCGCCTATCGGATTTTGCGTTTGATTTTCCCGATTTGCGTGTGTTGTCTGCGACATCGATATCGGTGTTCGTGTCCACATCGATATTTCCGTCTGAATCTCCGTCTGAATCTCCGTCTGAATCTCCGTCTGAATCCCCAGCCGCACCCACACCACCGGATTTCTTTGCCTGGTACTCCTCGTATTCTGACGCGGTGCGTTTCTTCAAGGAGCCATCCGAGATGGCCCGACTATATGACTTGAGGTACTGGATATATTCGACCTCGGGGATCCTTACGATCACTGACTCGTCTACGACGATACCGACACCAAGCACGCGCTTCGCGCCGATAAATTGTTGTGTGCCAAACCTCGACACAGCGTGTCCCCGTGTCGCGCTAAAATATAGAAAATTCATTGCATCTCCACTGTCATGTCGTCCACGATGATCTTGTCTCCCTGATTCGGCAGCGCCGGTCGCTGTGTCAGAGATGAGTCGATCACCGTAGTATTCCAATCATTCCACTCACGGACATCTCGCCGCGTAAGTGTGTTTTGCGCCGTCAACAAGATGTTGTAGATATAGAACCGCTGGTAAATCTGCGACCGGCCATCTTCTCGATACCGTCTCAGGATATGCAGGCCGCTTGGTGCCGAAAACACACGTCCGTCGACGGACGTCCGGTCCTTGAGCCAATCGCACAGATTCTCCATCAGGTAGTGCCCCTCCTCGCGCCGGAGGTGGTCGCACTCTGCCCTTGAGGAGAAAATGGTCAACTGAAACATCTCTTTGTAGACTGTTGAGTTGCGACTCCCCCGGGACGACTGAACATTCGGAAGCGTCGTTCCGTCCGCTGGGGTGGAGTCGATCCACGTGATAATCATCGCCGGGAACTTCACAACCTCGCTACGAAGCAGATCGACGTTGGGCTTTGCGCCGAGTTTTTCAAAGAAGACAACATCACGCAGTGCCCCAAAGGCTGTCTTGTCGGACCCACCCTCAAAATCAGATGACGCTAAAATGGAAGCGATGCCTTCTATCGATGGCGGGTCGAGCCTGAATGCAGTTCCCTCCGATAAGTTGAACCGAGCGCCACCGATATTGGACATGGCGTCCACTTGTACGCCCTCGCTTGTGACCGTCCACGACTTGTCCAGGTTCGGACCCGGGCCGACTCTGAAAACAAAACTCGGCTTCAGTTGCCCATCCAGAATCGGTATGATGAAGGTGTTCCTGGGGATATTGACATCCGCTGCTTCCGCGACCATGGTCACGGCACCGGTTGCTCTGGTGCCCGTCTCAGGACCGCAAATAGCCGCAATATCCCGCTGGAGGTTGAGGATGTCGCTCATTGCACCACCCGGTCCATCACAAACTCCTCCACGGAGTTGAGAAGCTCAGCCCAATTGATGTCGGTCCAGTCGCGAGCGTCCATGTGTTCGGTGCCCGTGATATGGAAGCCGGCATACGGCGCCGGGCTCCATGCCTCAGCCCAGTTGTATCCGTCCCTTGTCTGGATATCGGCGAGTAGTCCTCTGTCTTGGAGAAGTTGCCCGCCGATCCTGCGCGGCCTCAGCTTCAGGGTATTCGGGGACAGCGGCTCCCATCCGCCAAACCCCTCGGATTGGATTGTGTCCTCAACAGCTCCAGCCAGCAGTTCCCCGATCACCGGCATAGGAATACTGGCAATTGCCTCATCGTACTGCATCAGCCAGTCGGTTATCTCGCTGACATCGACGTTTACTTTTACAGTTTCCATCAGAACCCACCATGTCCTGTCGGGTGGGCCTTGTCCTTGGCAAAGATGAACCGTGATTGTCCGCTCTGCAGCCGCGGCTGCACCACGCCTCCAATGCGGCCGCTTTTGCCGGCGACGGATTCCCCAGTGCTCCGGCTATTCCCCTTCGACAGATTCTTACAGAACGTAATAGCGCGATCGTATTGGTCCTTGTAGGCGCCGACACCATTTTCCCCCGCGAATTCCGTTCTGCGTTCTGAAGCGAAATGCAAGGCGATCCAGGACGCATGCCTCTTGAGGGCAGGGTCGTTCTCTGCCAAGTCGTCAATTGCGTCTGGTGCAAACGATCGCATCAGATAGCTGTCCACCTCGGACTCTGCAGCTGACATGACGCTGTCAAGCTCTACGAGTTCATCTTCTGAAAGGTTTCCGCTGTTATCATCGTCGAAATATTGATTGACCCGCGCCGAACCAACGAGTGCGTCTAGATCTGATTTTTGTAGATACCGCGCCATCGTTGGCCTCGTGGTCTATTGGTTGGCAGGAAGAACGGTCCCGGCTCCTTGTCGCTGAAGGTTCTCGATCTCTTCCTGTGGAAGGGCGTCCAGATACTCGCCAGGCAAGATTTGGCCTCCCTTCCAGATAATTTCGGCGCCCGCCTTGTATCGGATCGCGGATGGTGCCTCCGCCTCTGGAGCCTCTGGCGTTACTGCCTCGTCAACAGCAAGATCTTCCTTCGGAGCCGCCAGCATCACTTTCTTATCGACAGCGGGCTTTTCCTCCAGAGCCGCCGGTGTTGCCTTCTGCTCATTCACCGGCTTCTTCTTTGGTGTTGTCTTTGTCTTCCTGCGAGCCATACCGCTCCTGCCTTCCAGCTATTGGACGTGGACTACTGCACCACTCCGGTGAGGATTCCACCGGCCTTGGTCGAGGTCATGACGGCATCGTCTTCCTCGGTCACCGACACCATCTCGCCACCGTAGGCACCTCTGTTTTCGACGGTCCACTGTCTCACGGTGTACCCGTTCCCCTCTGGACCTTCGTACTGGAACGTGTACGTGGATGCGATCTCCTCACCGTCGGTCGGGACGCCTGGCGGTCTGCAGATGAAGACGACCACATCTCCGAGCGCGTAGGAGAGGGTACCTGCCGCGTTGTACTTCAACGCTGACACGTGGATGGGCGGAAGCCCCGGGATGAAGAAATCCGTCGGCATCATCCCGGCCTGTGCAACCGCGGCAGCGGCCTTCGGAGCCGCTTCGTCGCCGAGCATTTGCCGCATGTGGTTTCGGACCTCTGCATGACGGATGAACAGGTGCGCCACCTTCTGGTTCATCCAGATGTCCGAAACCGGCTGGATGGATTTCTCCAAGCCCGTCATGATGTCCTTGATGGGATTCGAAGCCGATCCGTCGTTCCACTGGTAGGTGGATGTGAGGGCGGTCCTGACGGTGGAGTCCCAGTTCGTGTTCGTCCCGACCAGGGCCATTACCTCGATCTCCCGATTGAGTCCAATCGCCCGCTTGCAGCGACGGAGCGCGACATTGATGGGGTCGTACCGGCCCGGAAGATTTCGCGGGACAAACGATCCGATGACCCGCGGCAGGGTTTTGTACGTCTCAAGTGCAGACTTCGGATCTACCTCGGGAATGGGTCCGTTGTTGGACCCTTTCCTTGCGACGTCATTGAACGCGTCGTCCTCCGAGAAAGTCCGGTATTTGTCCGACTGGTTTTTGACGGGGATGGGGGGCGACACCTCGTCCGCCCGCATATTGGCCAGCTTGTATCCCGCCAGATAGGAGGTCAACTCCTCTGGATCATGCATGTCCGCCGGAACCACTGTGAGCGTCACGCGGTCACCCTGTTTACCGAGGCCAGCGGCGTCGTGCGCGAGTTCGATGTTGATTTGCTGGGGCATTTTCTTACTCCTTGTTGCGTTCCACAGCCGGCTTATCGGTGAACGCTAATTAAAACGCGAATTGCCTTCCGAGTACGAACACCGACAACACCAACGTTGTCGCAGTCGAATCGGCCGATTCGACGTTTGCATACAGCGTTGCGTTTGCCAGAATGTCGTACTGGGCCTCTGACAATGGAATTCGACGAGATTTCCCGGCCGTATCAAGCCCCGTGAGGGCTTGAGCGGATAGAATTTCCGCCCCATCCGTTGTCGTGCCAACGTTGATTGTTCCATCTGCGGCGATGCTTCCTGTTGCCTCGGTAACGACAATCGCAATCTCTGCCGGGGCAAATGTCTTGCTGACGAGCCCACTGAGAGCTGCCGACACCTCGTCCTCGTCCGTCTGTGCCGCCAACCCCGTCATCTCCGCTCGGACGTGATCGTCTACAATCGCCGCAATGGCAGCCGTATTCGTTGCGACATCCGCGTGATCGCTTCCATCTCCGGCGACATGCGCTGAATTGACCGCAACAGCAGCTACAGAGGTGGACAAAGAATCATTCCCCGGCCCGGTCAGTTCGACCTCGAATAGTGCGCCGTCGACACCAACGGTGCCGGCCACGCCGAGAATGACATCGCCTTCCGTCGCCGTGACGCCATCTCCATTCGCGTCGGTTGTGACGCGATCTCCGGCAGCCACTGCGCCTCCGGCGAGCACAGGGACAATGCCTCGGATCGCCGCATCACCCGGCTCCCCGTTTGGGATGGCAGCATTTACAACAACACCATACAGTGCGTCTGTAACGGCAGACGCAAGATCGACCTCGAGCGGGACCGTCGGATTTGCTGCGAGTTTGACAATTTTCCCTTCCGCGATCTCCGATCCGGAAGCATTCACGACGCTTCGATGTTCCGGCGCCGTACTTAGCAGGGTAGTTCCCATTGGATCCTCCGTTACAGCATCGCCTATTCGGTGCTGCTGTCGAAAACGCGCCCTTGTTTCTTCAGCGCAACCGCCATTTTATGGACGGCATCAAAGTCGGCCGTGTCGCAAAGCTTATTGGCTTTGACGTATTCCTGGGTTTTGGCGGTAATACTGCCGCCGGGATATCCCGAAACGTCGATTTTCTCCGTCGTCCCGCTGGATGCGCCGCCATCCGACCCGGCCACCTTCAGCGGGGCGCCATCAGGCGTCACTGCGACGGGCTTGGTCAGCGTTTTCTGCTCCTGAGTCAGCTTCGGATATGCCTCCTGAAACTGCTTCGGATCGTGCCGACGCTGAAGGAGTAATGCCGGCTTGGTCTTCTCCGGAAGCTTGTGGGCGGCGATGGCCTCATTTACGTCCAGGGCGATTTGCGCCTCCTCTGCCGCTTTCTGCTTCTCTTTCAGCGCCTCGTAATCCGGTTGGAGTTCCGCAAGCGTCTCCGCCGACTTCATCAGGTCGACAACCTTGGAGATGGCATCATTCGGCGACTGAACACCGAGCGCCTCCGTGAGTGCGCTGAGCTGCTCGGCGGCCTGCAAGTTTGCCTCGGTCGCCTCCACAATCTCCCGGCTGGATGATTTCGATGCGAGCATCTTCGCAACCTTGTTGCGGAGCTCAACGCTATCGGTGATCGCTTCCAACACCTCCGCCTCGATCGCCCGTACGCCGAGTAATTTTGCAATCTGTTCGAGATTCATGTTATTTCCTCCGTCTGCACCGCCTCGGTTAGCGGCAAGGGGGTTCTGCGCCGGGTTTGCGACGCCGGACAATGCTGGTTCGTTGAGTAGGCTCGCTACGGATTGGCTGGCCTGTTTCAGTACCTCTGAATTAGGTGTGAGCGCAGGGAGATTGAGAATTCTGCGCATGCTACCGATAATATCGTTGACATCCACACCAATCGGTATTGTATCGGTCTCGACCCATGTGGAAATCTTTTGGATCTCTGTGAGTAACTCCGAAATCACTGATGCAGTGCTGAGACCAAAGAGCTCCTTCATGCTGCCGACAGCCTCTTCCGGTGTCTCCGCCGGACCATACCATCGGCCAAGAATCGTCTCCGCCGAAACGGGCGATTGAGAAATAATACGCTTCGGATTTGATGTGGGCCTTTGGGCGACGAGCTTCTGCATGCCCTCAATGAACGGCGTGTTGGTCAAGGCGATAGAAGTGATCAGCGCGCCAACCTTCTCGCCACTCACAGGGTCGACGGCATTGAACCAAAGCGAAATTGACGCCCATTGATATTTGCCATCCTTCACATATGTCTTTGCCGGCTCAAGGAACTCTGTCAGAGCCCAGAGCTCAATCCCATTTTCTCCCACGCGCATCTGCATGTCGTAGGTCCACCCCTGCGAGGGGGCGCCGATGACAGGGATTTCACCTTGGGTCGCATCTTGCTCTGACGCGTGGTGGAAGTCCCAGGGGATGACGCGCTCGACGCCAACTCCATCTTCACCGGCTCTGAATGACGGATGATTATGCAGATTGTCTATGACCTGCTGAAAAACCTTCTTGTCGAATTTGAATGTTTTCCCGTCAGCGTAGCCCTTAAATTCACCGGCGGCCGCCACCTGTACCCACTTCGGCGAGCTGTCATCCTCTCCGTCATCGGAGAAAACACCTTCCAGTGAAATGGCCTTCCCCTGGATGATAGGTGGAGTGTTGCTGAGGAATATGCAGAGCGGAACTGTGCTACGCCCGTTTTGCGCCTGGCAATGCCCCTGGGCGGCGTGTCGTTGAGGTCGACTGATGGGTTGGTCCAGCAAACCAACTAACCTTCCTCATCATCAACCTTGTCCCTATTTGACTATGGATTTTTTCCGATCGCAACAGCGATCTGCACTTTCAGGCGATTTTTTTTGCTTCTTTACGAAGTACTTCTAAAAGGGGCGAGATTTTAGGCAGCCAGGAGTCCCTTATAACCAGAGGTAAAACCTGGGTCCGGAAGTCCAATGATGGTCGTTCCAGATACCACCTGTGGCATGAACTTCGCGGGACGGCTGCGCACACGGCAGCGGCAATTGAATCCAAACGGCGGATAAGCCGTCAGCCAAAACGGATCGCTGGCAAGCAACATCTTTCCGTTGGCCGCGCGGTGAGTGTCCCGGGATCTTCCATCCAGAACTGACACAATTTCCCATATTGGGAAACGGCGAAGCACCTGCGGTTGACGGGCGTGCTCGACGCGCCCGTAGTTGTAGCTATTGAGCACGTTTGTCCTGAATACGGTATCGATGTGGGACGCGCTCAACACACCCCTCTTTGGAACGCTCTTTATGATGCCGGCCGCCTGAAGGTCAGAGACCATTATCTTTCTGAACGCTCGGAGATCTGCTCCCTTTTCGATCTCTCTCGCCAGGGACTCGAAGATTTTCGTCCGCATCACCTGGGATTCAATTCCCGCAACGGTGAATGACTTGCGCTTGATCTCCGCGCGCATTGTGTTCCAAGTGGCCTTGCTCACAATGCCCTTCTTCAGAAACTCGTCGATCGCTGTTTTGTAGGCCTTCTCAGAAAATGCCGTCAGTGTAACGGCATCTCCACCGCGGTTAGTATTGGCGCTTTTGACAACATCAATGTCGTCGATGTCAAGTGCATTATCCATGGCACCAAGCGCGGCTCCATGCACCATCCGCCGCTCGAGCGCCCGAGCATATGGTTGAGTATCGATATCCTCGAACACCCGGTTAATCGCCTTGACGATCGCACTTGGGTTTTCAATATCCTTGATGGCATCGGAAACCTCGTTTGCCCATGCTCCGGACGCGCGCATGATCTCACTGCGCCCCTTTTGGATCAGATCTTCCGGGCTTCCAAGATCCGTCGATGGCTGCTCATGAATTTCATCGGTTTCAAGCGCCATCGGTCCCGGGCCATCTTCAAGAAGTATCACGAGGCTTTCCTCGTCAAGTATCTTCGATAGCCGTATTCTGCGTTCTGCCGATTTCACATCGTCATCATCAACGTCGCCGGCGGCCGCATCCTGGACATCGTTATCATCTTCGCCGCCATCGTCGTCTTGATCCGGAATGACAGGCTCATCATCTTTGACAGATGGCGCCGGAGGAAGCTGCTCTCCTCCCTCTGGTGTCTCGCCCTTCGGGTAGACGATGACGGGGCGAGGCGCGGGTGGGTTCGGTGAGTTAGGTGGCGGTGGGGGTTGCTCGACCTTGAGCAACGGTACGCCATCTTCCGGTCGAGCAAAACCAGCTACCTCGTATGCCTCGTTCAGATCAACCTCCAACCCAGCGTTAAGGCTACCTTGGAGCCGCACGATTTCTGTGTTTCGGTCCGCCGGCCGGTCTGCACGCAATACGATATCCGGAGCGTGTGATAGAGCCTCGGCTCCGAAGTTCACCTCAATAAATGCGTCCGAGACGTATGTCTTTATGACTTCTGAAATTGCAAACGCATCATGTGCAAGGATGAGCATCTGCTCGTCTGACATGACCGCGGCCTGGTTGGAATTGAGTCCCGCGGGAACCCCATCCGTCGTTCCTGTTTGTCCCAATACGAGCTTCGACAGCTGCTTATCGGAATCCTCAACCACCTCTTTATGCGTCCGTGCCGCGCGCTCCGCTGGTTTTTCGACGTTCAGGTTTGTACCTTGTGGCATCCTCGCTGTGTAGGTATCCCCGAGCGCATCGACCGCATCGAGTGCGTCGTCGAGGTCCTCCTTGCTAGCGGGCGACTCAGGATCAATAGTGATGATGCGCCACGGCTTCCCGAACAACTCCATGAGTATCATCCGCTCACGAGCTGCGAACCGTTTCATGAAGCTCCAGTAAAGACACCTCGGGGCAAGCCCCTCTCTCTCTGGATATTCGTCAAACAGAGATGGCGTCCATATCACGAACTTTCTCCAGAGCCTCTCTGCCCTGAGGTCCTCCTCTGCGAGACTGAGCCCGACAGGCGAGAACCTCCCAACCGATGTCGCCTCCTCGTTCTGGAGCCGAAGCTCTCGTTTTGGACCAAACGACAGCCGTCGCGCGTGGATGCGTGAGATCTTTGAGATCTTCAATTGCGCGCCATCCCCCTGCTTCATCTCCCAGTGGATTTCCTGAGCCATCCGCCCATGGAAGAGTCCCCATGCCATTTGTCGGATATTATTGCGAAAGAAGGGGATTTCTCCGAGTTGTCCTCGGATAATCTCGGCGTATTCCTTTGCCCGCCCTTTATCAATTCCTTCTCTTTTCGCCTGCCTCACCTCAATCGGCAGGACAGATACTGCCCCGAAGCGCTTCTGAAGCACTGAGGCCAGATGTGGGTCCGTGTCCACCGTCTCATATGCGATATCTGTTAGGGCTCGCATTGACCCGCCATCAGCAGATCTGATCGCACGCTCTATGCCGTCCATGGAAATCGCCCTACCAAGGCGGCTGCGATATTCTCTGCGTGCATCTTTTGTTTCTGACATCGAAGACCTCATCTTGGCCTCCGATATGCCACGAGGTTGTGTGTTTGCGGCGGCGGATACCCTGTTGATTGCACGCCCGGCGACTCGAAGTGCCGTTGATACTATCTGTCTGGATAGACTGACCATGATTCAGTCCTCACTTCCGCCTGTCCATCCATCAATCGCGCCTATTATCGCCTGTTTTAAGCGAATGGACAACAGCGGCTTTTCACGCGGGGTGATTTCAGCTGCGGCGACGCGCTGCCGGATTGACAACTGCTCCGACTCAGTGACGATTTCTTTTTCACCCACGATAAGGACATTGAGCTCGGCAAGAAGCGCTTCGATCTCAGAATTCTTGGGGTCAGACAGGACACCCTCAAGCCTATTTATGACGCGCTTCAGTGCCTGTGCTTGTCCAAAGTTGACCCCGGAAGTGAACAGGAGATTCTTGTATTTGTTTATCAAAATGCACCCGTAGAGGACATCTGGCGCTTCTTTCCGGTTGTCGGCTTCGGCCCGGACGACTTCTTCTTTCGCGATGCCTCTCTGCCGATCCAGCAGGCCATCAGATGGTCGCCGGTATGAGTATTGGGAATGTAGAACACCATATCGTCGATCCATTTCTGTACCTCGGGATGGCACTTGCCGTTCCTGTCACACGGGATAATCCATGCCCCATTATGGACCTCGTTGAAGATGCTCTCCACTCCCCAATTCGTATCGTGTTTATTCACCTTTCCCGTCGTGTGAGCAGTGATCTGGAGATCTTTCTTTTCTTCAACCGCAAACTGAATGATGTAGTCTTGCGCGTTATTGTTTTCAACAGCGATAGAACTGTCGAAGCATTCGGTCTTATGGATGATCTTTTGGATGATGGTCTTTCCTGGCCACCGCCCACTCTCAATATCAAGGATCCTTCGCTCGCTACTTGGAAGAAGCTCGAAGGTGAACAATGTCGAGCGATCATGCGCTCTATCTTTACCGACGCCAAGGTCGACACCGGTAAATGTCGGATTCGGACCATTGTACTCGAGCGGGAACCCGAAGTCTTCGCGCATCCCCTTGAGTTTGCATCGCTCAATCCAAGCTCGCTGGCACCGAGTAGCATCATCGCTCATTGGATCGCAAAGGAATGCCCGCGCGAACTCAATGGGAAGCATCCCGCCTTTTCCGTCTTTCCCGTATCTCTTCTCCTGAATCCACTTGAGCGAATAACGCTCTGGCCAAAGTGGTGTTTCCTCCTCCGGGTCGGGATCATGTGCCCTGAGCCGGTACCAGTCGTGGGCGCCTCCTGTTCGTGTCGTGCTCGGCCTCAGCATGGTGTCCATGGCCATGGCCATCCAGGATGCCTCGGCGTTTGAAAACCGGATATACCCGTAGATATCCATCGTGATGGTTGGCCACCGCTCTTCATTCTCGAGGTAATACGTCAAGTCCTCTCGGTCGAACGGTGTGTTGGTGACAGTGACGCTCGAGTCAGCCGGATCCATGCGGTTCATCAGACGAGCGTTGAACATCCTCGTCGTCTCTCTCCTGACTGATGGGTTGCGGCTGTTTATATCGTCGACAATATCGTCGCCGACACCATATGAGAGACGAGACCCAGAGATTTTCGTGTCCAATCCTGCCGCAACCAGAGACGGATCCCTGATGCCGGCCGGCCGGTCGACAGTGATCGCCTCGGACGTCCATGGTTCCTTCGCTTTCGTGGTCGGCCGTAGCTCCGGGAATACCAGGGCCAGAGGCTGGTTGAGGGTCGGATCCTCAATGTAATCCGACACGAACAGGAGCACTTTTTTTGCCTGCCCCTGGGCGGACGCCATAATCGCGCCACGCCGGGTTCTGTTTTTACCGAGGAGGAAGAGGGCTCTCGCCCCGATAAAATATGTCTTCCCGCATCCAACTGGTATCCGTATCACGCAGTATGGGTGATACTCCGCGAATGAAAACATGACATGTTGATGCGGCGTCGTTTGAATTTTCGCGCGAGTTTTTTCTTCTCGGATGACGAATTCGTAGAACTTGGATATGTCGTTTCGGGCCTCCTCGGCCCTGCGCATAGTCGCCTGAATAAGAAGTTGAAGTTTTGCCTCCTTGGAGGTTTCTGATCCTGTATCACTGTCGAGTCGATGCCGCATCACCCTGAATATAGGTTCAGTAAAGGTTATTTTTCAACTGCAAATTTCCTTTTCGGACCTGTTTTGTGCTTTTTCTTGCTTACACGGGATGTTTTGGGTTGATTTTATGTCGAGCTGTAATATACTTTTTGTGTCATGCCGAAGAAAATACAACTTGATGAAAGAAATCGCTTGTAGCGAAAAAACATATCGATCTCAACAATGGGAACGGTCACAGCCACTGGAAAACGAAACAATCCCAGATGGCGACATCCCAGGGTTTCATACCTGGGAATGCTCGCAACGATACTGTCAAGAGGTCCGAAATCTTCGGTGGACCCCATCCGGGGTATACTGTGAGTCCCACTACATGAAATTACCGTCTTGCGTTATTGCTGGATGCATGGAGCCGGCCCCACACGACTGCAATGGGCATTGCCGCAACCATGATCCGCTGATCGGTGATTTTTCACTTGCAAAAAACCAGCATCGTAAAAACATTGCCATGTAAACTGCCTGGATATACTATTTCGGCAAGGAGTGATGATGACCAAAAAAAAATCTTCTGAAAAGAGCGAAGAGTACAAAAACCCCGCAACCTTCTTTCCTATGTCGGAAGGGGCTTTTGATTCGAAATTAACGGCCTACGCCTGGGAAATCATCAAGGAGACAATCAATGACCTCGATGACCCAAAGATCGTGTCCATTGCTGATGCATTGGGGGTGACGTGGAAGCGACTCAACAGTTTTCTTGTCTCGTCCGATAAGTCCGATGAGGCAAAAAAGCTAATGATAATAAGGCGTGAACATGCGAGGGCCGAGAAAATTATAGAGCGGCGCCTCGCCGAGTTCCAGGCGAAGAAAAAAGCCAAGTCCGAATAGCCAGAAACCTCCCAATGCAGTAAGCATCGGCAACATCCACCGGCAACAATTGCCTGGTTTCAGCCTTTGCCATTGCGCATGAGGCCGCCTTGAACTGATCCCTCCGCATGGTTTTTCCGAACAATGCCGTTTGCCATGTCTTTGGGTTGATCCATTCAACAGACTCGAGGCCAGCCGCCAAGCAGGCCTCCTCCCATCTTCCAGCGGTCTTGCTGAGCACCTTGAGTGAGTTGATGTTTCGGAGGTAAAACTGATCCTCGATGGCCGCCGCGACAATATCGTGTTCTTCCTTCAACCGTGCAATCAGGGATGAAGGAAGCTCTTCACCCTTTTTTTTGATTTTGATCTGTGTCCAAAACAACAATTTTGGTGCTGCTGCGATGGTCACCACAACAACCCCGGAGGTGTTCCCGGGGTCGATCGCGAGAAGACTACTCCGGGAACTGCTCTTGGATTGCATAGGCGGCTTCTTCGTGGGCGCTCCCTCGGTATACCGGCTCACCGCGAAGCAGAGCCACAACCCACCCGCCAGCCAGTGTTACGATCCACCCGGATGCCCAGATCGGAATGCAGAGGAATGGCGTCAGGTCGAAGTGACCCAGTAACGCCATGGCGGTGAATACGTAGACGGCCAGCAAGAACGAGATGAGCATGGCCACCTCGAACTGCTCGGCGTGGACGTGCTCGTGATACTCAACCTTGGTGTCGATACCGTCGCCGCCAGCGTCACCCGGAGCGTAGAATCCACCGTGACCGAGAGTTGCCCCCCTGTAGCCCTTCCACCATGTGCGGAGTGGCCAAGATCCAGGCTTGAGCTCACACCAGAGACCATTCTGCCAGTGCAGGTATCTGCCCCAAGCAATCCAAAGGATGAGCACGATCGGCCATACGAGGATATCCATAGGGAGGGTGGGGAGAAAAATTAGGAGATGAATGCGGGGAAATTTTGACATCGGAAGTTCAGTTCCGGAGACCGACGATCCCCATGGCGACTACCGAACCTGCGAAAACTACGGTCGCCGCGCGCCACCCCCAGAGTTCGTATTTCTTCGACTTCGATGCAGATAGTCTTAATCGTTGATCTGTCGTAAATAGGTTGTCCAGCTTTGTCATCGCGCGTTCAGTGCGTTTCGCCGTACCAGCCCAAGCGTCTCTTTGCAATCGTACTTTGTCGGTCTCAGCCACTTGCAATTCCAGCTGATGCTCTAAGTCCGTTGCGTAACTCCAAAACCATCGGTAGTCGGTGATAATCCGTGCGATCGTCAAGTATTCCGGCACAGAGAAGCATTTGTATTCCTGGTCGACGACGAAAACCACCGGTTTTCCTCGGTCATCCACCTCCGGACGCAGATTTTTACCTTCGGGAACATTGAAGATCTGGGCTGGTTTGACGTCTTTCTCGATGACGGATCTCTCAGCGGCGCTCACCGTCGCTGAGTATCCGATCAATATCGTCGATACCAAGAGCATCATCAAGAAACGAGTGAGTCTGTTTACGTTGTTGAGCATTTTCATTGATCTTTTCCTCCAGTTGTTGGATTTGGTTGTGGAGCTCGGCTATCTCAGCCTCGAGCTCGGCATTTCGTTGCTTTGTCTCGTCGATGTCGCGTTGAACTTCCGCAACGACTTCGATTTGCTGTTGAGTGATCACCTCTTCGGCATCCGCTGGATCGATATCGCTGTCGCTGTCATCCAAGAATCCGCGCAATAGCCCGAGCGCCAAGATGACTCCACAACCGATAATGACCAGCCACCAAACGAACCGGTTCTTTTTGATGAGGCCGAAAAGCCTCCCGAGAACGGTGAGCATGTGGCTACTCCTTCTTTTTTGATTTCTTGAACACAGAGATCAGCTTCTTTGCGACCCCAGATAAGAAGAGCAGGTTGCCGATGAACCCAGCGGTAAGTCCCTTCAGGATTTCGATCCCGACCGGATCCTCAAAGACCCCTGGGAGCATCGCCGCGCCGATGCCAAGAGACAGGGCCGCCAGGGGACGAAGCCCCATCCACACCTTGCTCTCCTTGAGCACGACATTCCCGACCTTGAGACGGGTGATGGCCCACAGCACCGAGGTGATGGCGCCGGCGATCAATAGTACCTGTGTGGAAATGAGAGAGATGACGAAGTCCATTGGATTCCTCCGTTGGCCCATCCGTCATCACGAGGATTATCTCACCTGAAGATCTGGACGTCAAATGCCATTTTTGGCCTCACTGAAGACCGTGAGATTCAGCAATGATGCATCCGCCAGAATGTTTTCTCTGGCAAGTTTATGGGACTCAGGGCTCAATTCAATGCCGATAGCCGAACGGCTACATCGTAAAGCAACTATGGCCGTTGTACCGCGGCCGACGAAAGGATCCAGCACCACACCACCTGGTGGGCATCCTGCCACGATGCAGCGGCGAGCGAACTCATCAGGAAAAGCTGCCCAATGATTTTCAGATCTCGGTTGAGACGGGATACGCCAGACGGATCGGGCATTTCGATATTCGACCAAGGCCTTCTCCTTGATTGCATCTGCGTCGAAATAGTATCGACGACTCTTCGACAACAAGAAAATATATTCGTGGGATTTCGTGCAGCGATCATGGACTGATTCCGGCATCGGCGCTGGCTTCTCCCAGATTATATCCTGCCTGAGATACCAACCATCATCCTGTAGCGCTAATGCCAACCTCCATGGCATACCGATGAGATCTTTCGGTTTCAATATACCACACTTATTCGGCCTTTTTCCGGCATTGATTCTCGCTGATTTTGTCTTTTGGCCAATTGCATCACCGTTACCGCCACCGCCCCCCCATGCAACCGACACGTACCCGTCCCCCATGTTCAACCAAAGCGTTCCATCCTTCTTCAGAATTCGGCGTACCTCCTGGAAAACGAGAATCAGTTTGTCGAGATACTCGAACAATGTCTCCTCTTGTCCAATCTGCCCGTCGACTCCATAATCGCGGAGCCTCCAGTACGGCGGGCTTGTGACGCAGCAATCGACAGACTCAGCCGGAAGTTCTCGCATCATCTCGACTGCGTCGCCGAGGATTATTTGCCAAGATGCCAAGATTGTTACACATCCCAGCGCTGCGTGCCGGGTTTATCCCAATACCGACCAGTTGACCTTGGGTCCCACTCTTGCGGAATCGGCCTCCCCTTCGGCAGGCAGAACCCATAGGCGCCAACCGTGGCCCCCGTCCTCTCCATCCACGGGAGGGCCACCTTCTGCCAGATCTCACTACCAGGGTCAGCGATCCTGGAAGGTGCGCTCTGCCGGTGGGCGCAGATGGTGCGGAACTCACGACCGTTCTCCGAGAACTGTTCAAGGAGCCACTCAAGAACCGCGTCCATGGCCGACAACATTGCCTTATTGAGTGTGTGTGGTCCGCCCCCTCCCCTCCAGAGGGTTTTCATGTTGCCGTCGATGCCAGCGAAGTTCCCAGCGATCTCGATGCCGATGGTATGCCTCGAGAGCCCCTGGGCATGCCAGATCATATCGGTTGGGTCGTTCGCGAGGATGACCTTACCATCCCGGGTGACGCCGATGTGCGCGTTGAGGCGGTCCCACCCCTTCGGGGCGAGGGGCATCTTGCATCCGGTCTGATGGAGGGTCACGCCGTCGATATCGTCCCACGACCGTACCCGTCCATACAGTTTTGGGTGGCCATGGAGTCCCCTGCGATCATGGATGCCTATTACGTCGTAAAGGGGATCCTCGTCGACGGCGCCCAAAATCGCCTCCCACGTCTTCGGTCCGCATACTCCGTCTACTGTGATGCCCAGCTTCTTCTGCAGATCCATCACGACGCTCTGTGTGGCGACGCCAAAGATCCCATCGTTCGGGCCAAAATCGCAGCCCAACAGATCCCCGATCTCCTGGAGTCTGGCCACGGCCGGACCGTGCATCATCGGTTTCGTCAGCTTCAAGATATTATTCTGCATTTTTCTCCTCCACACCGGTGAGTTTATCTATCAACCGGCGAATACGGCTTGCTGCCTTTTGCTCTGCTGCCTTTTGCTCCTGTAGGTCCTCTGGCTCGTCGCCCATCAGACCGACAAACTGCCCGGTCTTTAGACCGAGCACGTCCAGCATGATCTCGTCGTACCCAGTGCGGGCCACGCAGTAGAAACTTGGAATTTCTCCCATTGTCTTATCGACGCCGATACGGGCAATCCTTGTCTCAGCCTGGGAATGGACGGCAGGGGCCCAATCCAGTTCCGCAAAGACGCAACAGGTCGCCCTGTGCTGAAGCCCATCCATGCCCGCCGCCGAGCGCAGGCTCAGCATCATCAGGTCGGTTTTCCCGTTGATGTAACGCTTTAGGTTGGCATCCTTGTCCGACCGGCCATTGATCACAGCCGGTGAATACTCTTTGAGCCTTTCCTGCAGGATATCGTGAACATCGTGGTGCCAGGCGTAGACGAGCGGCCGCTCACCACCCTTCATGAGTGCGGCGATAAAATCAGCAACGAATGGCGCCTTGGCCACGCCGGCGGCGCGCCTGGCATTCCTTTCGATTTCTCCAGAGAGCTTGAATCTCGTTTCCTTGTCGGACTGATCGTATGCCGAAGCAGATGCCCTCGCAGCAGATATCAACCTCTCATACAGTTCATTATCATGCTCGACGTCCTGTATGTGTCTGGCCACCTTTGGCAGATAGACAGAGACGTCCTCCGCCTTCCGCCGCATCATGAGCCCCTCGCGGACCAGATATTCATTCAGCGTCCGAGGCGATGCCACCACCTTCTCGTGGTACCCGGTACACCATTCGCGAGAAAAAGCCTCCTTTGACCCGAGACAATGGAACTCAATGGCGTTCATCACAGACCAGATCTCGATACCATACCCAAAAATCGGCGTACCGGATAATCCCCATACGTACTCTGCATCACTGGATCTCAAGGATGCCGCCGAATATTTTTGGGATCCAGTATGGCGGAGCTCTTGGATCTCGTCATAGATGACCACGGGGTACCCACGATCATGAAGCTTGTTGTCCCACCACGACAGCAGCCCGTAGTGGATGATCGTGAAGGGGGTATCTGGAATGTCATATGGAGTCTGGCCTTTGAGGATCGGCGCCAGCGCCTGCCCCCTCTTCACCGCAGTATCGAATGGAGAATCGAATAGCCCGGGCTGACCTTTACAGGGCAGATTAAAAAGGGCACCAATGACCCGCTGCCACTGTTTCTGTACCTGCGTCTGACAGACAATCAACACCGGATATTTACCCGCCGTCGCCGTTGCCCCTAATGAGCTCCACGTCTTTCCGAGTCCCATACCATCCGCCAACAGGGTTCGCTTATTGATTGTCAAGAACGAAACCGCCTCCTCTTGATACGGATACAGTTTCCCAACGAACTCAACCGGTGGTGTGGTGCGCTTATGGTCATCCCCAGCAATTCGTTGGTTGAACTGCTTGACGACTTCTTGGCGGTGCTCTTCAAACTCGTCGCACTGGATCTCAACTGGAAATCGCTGCAGGAGCCAATTCAGGTCGGAGACCTCTCTCCTCGATGTCCGAAACTGGATACTTTTCCGCCCAATCAATTTCGCCCCAGGAAATAGCCGCTTCGCGAACTCCAAGAGCAGGCTCTCTCCGGTGAGTATAAAAAAATAATCCTTATCGAAGGTGAGCTTGCCGTACCTGTGTGCTCCTGGCGGTGGAGATGCCGGCCGAAGGAAATCAGGCACGATTATGGACGGAACGGTCATGTTGCAAGCCCCCAGTTTGCAGTCAGGGCGACGTATCGAATCGGTTTTCCGTGAGATTCTGTGATGTGGTGGTGGAGCCCGCGCTCGGAAACAAGGATCACCGCTTTGGCATAGCGGACTTGAACCGATGTCTGTTTTTTAACAGCCATGGCAGCCGCCTTGACGCTTCACTGAGGATTGCTGGGGCCAGCCCACAGACTTACGCCCTCTCCACGTCCGTTTTGCGTCTCCCAGTGCCCCTGGGCGACGTGTTCGTTGATCCGGATCTTGTGCAACAGGTGCGTCATTTTGTTAACCAATATTCGCGCGGGTTAAGTCCAAAAAAACCTATTTTAAAAAAGGCCCCCGGCGCCGCAGCATTTACCCGTGAGTTCGCTACCATAGATTTGCACTCCTTGGTTGTTTGTTTTTGTCATGTGCGCCATTCCAGCTGCAGGGGCCTCCGTATTGGTTAGGTTTCTTGTGCGACCACACCGGAGTCAATGTGAGCCTCACGGCTTACGCAAAGAAAGATACCGCGGTGCTTCGATGAAAACCGGCAGGTTTTCTTCCCGGGGAAGCAGCCACCGTGCATGCAGAATTCCGGGTTGCCGTTCGATCCGCAGACAAAAATCACCCGCGGTTTGCATTGGTTGGTCACCGCGTCTGGACTCGCCACTTGATCTTGAGATGAAGTATTTGGGTATGGAACTTTCTCCAACCGATTGTAGTCATCATGCATCAGGTACTCCTTTGTGAAAAGATAGGGGAGGCGCCGAGGCGACGGCGCCTCCCCAGGGTTGGAGGGGCCACCTTTTTGAGGACAGGGCCAAACCGGAGCCGGTAGAAATTGGTAGGCTTTGAGTCATTGGCATGACGGACTTGAACCATGCCCGTTACTCGTTACTCGTTACACGCGATAGAGGCGTTCGCCGTCATCACGCACTGACGGAGCTGCCTGAGTGCCGCGGTTTGATCGGCCGACAGTGGTGTGCACTCAGCAATCACCATCGCCAGATCTTTGGCGGAAGCGCGAATACGCTCGTACCGTTCTGCCTGATCACCCTTCGGTGGATGATATCGGAACCAATTTTCAATCTGTGAAATCAAATCTCCCATAATGCCTCCTTTCATGGCGGTGGGTCGGCCGGGGTTCGAACCCGGGGTGGAAAGTTGGTTGACAGCTTGGTACACTTGCCAGACCAAATATTGCTGCCCATTCTCCTTCCGCATCCGTTAACATTGCTACATATTCATTTTTAGCAGTGTTTCACGCATCGCTTTATCCACTACAAACCTCGTCAAACTTCACCGATTTCCATATCGGTCACCGACCCAATTTCCGGCCTCTCACCGGATCGTGGCGGTCTTGTTGACAGAATTTGCCATCCTGATTCTGGCCATGCTTATTGTGCGCCGGTCGAGCGCATTTCCGCGCTGTAAAATGTGCTGCGTTGGCAGGAACAACCCTTGCCGTAACCCCGCGCAGCGTCGGGGGCCCTTGCGGGCAATCGTTACTGCCTATTCGGCCTCTAACGTTGTGGGTCGGCCTGGATTCGAACCAGGATGGAGCTTCTGGGCGCGCCTTGTACTTCGGGGCCCAGGCAAGTATCTCCACTCACGTGCGTCTACCATTTCGCCACCGACCATTTTAAATCCCACGCATTTCCGAAGACGTAGCCCCCATACGCATCGCCCATTTCCGGATCTTAATCCGGTACCACGCGGTCTCCTTCCCCCGCCAATACAGCCATGGGGTACTGGTCCGGTACATCCGCGCCCTGCTCTGCATCTCGATCACGCAAAGCCGCGCGCCTTCACCAATACTCAAGAGGTTCTCCTTCTCCCCCCTGTAGTATTTAGAGAGGATCTGACATAGTCCGAGGTCGAAGCCTGTACCGGCAAACCGTCGGATTGCGCGCTGGTCATTGACAACACCGAGTACCTCCGCTCTCGAGTAGCTGATGGTTCTCTTCTTTTTTTTGAGCAGCCCAACGCCTTGGGCCCACTTCCGTGGTGTTGTTCCAAGTGCGCAGGGATCAAACCCGCTCTCGTTGTACATGGTGGCGAGAACACCCATGGGCTCGACATCAAGCCCGACGCTCTCGATGTTGGTCAACAGAGAGTTGGCTATCGCGACAGATACGTCTTCAGATCGCTCAACGGAGAGCTGTTCACCGCAGACAAACCACTGCTCTCCAGCGATACTCCGGATGCGGACAGACATCTGTCCGACCTTTTTGACAAAAGCGGTCGGGGCCACCATCAATGGATCTGACGAAGGAGCATTCAAAGGAGCATTCAATGACGCATCAAACATGGGGTCTGCGGACACCTTGTCCGCTGTTGACCGTTCCGGTGCGATGATGGCCCCGACCATAAAAGCAATGGCTAACATAATCGACAAGCCGAGTTTGCTCGGCGATGTAACAAATCTGAGCATAGTTTATCTATACGGCCGGCAAGAGGCGGCCCGTCCTTTCTCTGTTTTGGCAATCCTGCAGCTTTCGCTCTGTGACTTCCCTGAGTTTGCTCCAGAGCACCGCCTCGAGGGCGACGTCCCCAGCGTCGCGGATAAGCTCACGAAACACGTTCCTTACTCCAGGGTGCCTCATAATTGGTTCGATGATCCTTCTCATTGCCTCTTCTTCAAGATGACTGTCCAGTATTTGCGTCTTTCCCATCTTTCTCACCCCCATCCTTTGCGAGGGGACCAGCGGTAGCGGCAATTCCGCTCCGTTTCTCGTGCTCTGACTGAACGCGCTTGTCGTTGAGCACCATCCCGTCCTCAATGAAAATCACGCCCTCTTTCGGCTCCTCCATTACCTGCTCCACCCAAACGCTTGCGCCATACTCCGCGGCGCACTTGCCGAGCGTGCGTAGCGATTCTGAATCCAGAGCCGACCCCTCGCGAACTAGAATGATTCTCAGGTCTGGGCTTCCTGCCATGGCGATAGCCACGGACACGCGTAGTTTTTCGGACTGAGAGCAAACCTCCAGGGGTCGACCGTTGAATATCAGTTCTCCGTCCTCGCTGAACGCCAACCCGTCTACCGGCATATCAGCTGCGGCTATCCTGGCTTGGCGCTCTTTCTCTATCTCCCCTATCTTCTCGTTTAACGTCGATGACTCCCTGTTAAGGGCTTCGACTATCTCTTGCTGCTTCTGGTATTCGGCGTTCGCCCTGACTTTTCTGTTGTTATCGTCAACGCCTGCGATACGTGCCTCAATCTCAGAGGTGTCTTGAAGCTCCTTATCGGACAGAATGCTGGAGATCTGCGAAAGCTCTTCTGCGAGCTCGTCGCGACTATGTTTTAGCGACACGACCCTTTCCTTGAGCTTCTCTATTTCGTCAAGGGTCCGCTCAATATCGCGGTCCAGCTCCCCAATCCCTTGCTCTCTGTCCCGTTTCTCGCCCTCTAGCCGCCCAATCTCGCTGTTTTGCGCCTGAATACCACGGTATTCCTCCATCAGTTCGCTGGCAGAAGCCTCCTCCTCGCCTGCGTCTGTGAAGTAGGGAAGCTCGCCGAGCACTACCTGTGCCCTTTTGAGGTCCCTGTTTACCCCCGTCCGCTCATCGCGGGCGTCCAGTAAGATCTGGTCAATGTCTGAGAAATCAACCCCGACGATCTTTTTGAGCTCATCGCCCTGCTTCCTGCCAGACAAACGATTGAACTCCATCGGGTCGAAGGAGATCTTTCCGATCATGTTATTCAGCGCCAACCTTGGCTTCTGAATGGCCATGTCGATGTGCCGCGGACGAACCTCAAGGCGTGACGAACTTTTGGTGATGACAAATTTGATAAATAGATCCTGTGTCTCGATGCATGTCTCCGCGCGGTCTGCTCCGTCATGCAGCACGGACTTGGGGATATTTTTTCCTGTGAGCGCGTACATAATCGAGTCGAGCACGCTACTCTTTCCCTGGCCGTTCCTTCCACCGATGAGCACGATGGGGTTTCCCTCTTCTAGGGATATTTCGACGGCACACAGCCGCTTCACGTTTGAAGACTTAAAACCGATTATCGTCTGAGGCCGCTCTACCAATTTTCGAGCCATTTTATCACCGTATCGGCATTTTTTAATTATGGGTGGTGACACCATGCCGAAGTATTCACCACCCGCCATGTTCTTCGCCTAATATCAGCCCTGCTTTTATCCTTGTCAACTATTTTTTGTGTTTTTTTCTACCTTGTTGGGTTTTTTTCCTGGATCTTACCTTCCAACATAGCCGCCATACGCGGCATTTAATGCCTTATAGGGAAGCAACACCATCTGTGATTGGGATAAATTATTCCTGAAATTATTCCTGGCGTGGGGATACTGACCGCAACTATCATAGCAGCCCAACGGCTGCACAATCCTCGAACAGTCTACCGTCCTGGATGTACCGACGGACCTGCCGCTCGGAGCGATGGCCAGTCTGACGCATGATGGAGCGCTCGGATTTCCCAGCCCGGCCCGCCTCGGTGGCGAATCCGGAGCGCAGGGAGTGCCCCGCGTACTTCTTCGCGTCGTAGCCGGCGGCCTCCGCGGCCCCCTTCACGGCCCGGGCTACCGTCTTGTCGCTGATCCTCCTGTCGAGCACCCGCCCACCTCGGGATATCGGCCGGAAGATCGGGCCCGAGGATATCCCCGCCGAGATCAACCAGGATCGCACTGCTCGCACGGGGCAGAGCTGTTCGCCGAAGGGGATTCCGACTCGTCTCCCGTTTCCATCTTGGTCCGTCTTGCTCCTACGGACGGTGACCACCATTCCCTCTGGCGACTCCTCGATATCCTCCACGTTGAGTGCCACGATCTCCGAACGACGGAACGCCCCTGACCACCCGAGAAGCAGTAGTGCCCGGTCCCGGAGCCCCAGGGGAGTCCACGGGAGATGCTCCACCATCCTGCGGAGATGCTCAGCCATCACCGGGGCTTTCTGCGACTGAGCGGTACCGACCTCTCGTCGAAGCCCCTTCATCGTCTCCCGTACCACGACCGATGACGTAGGGGGCACCTCCCCCGCCATCTGATGAGCCTGAGAGATGGCCGCGGCAGCCCGCTCAACCGTCGACACACGGCGCCCCTCGCGCGCGAGCCGTACCAGGTAGGCAGCAACCGTCTGCGAGCTCGCCGGCAAGTAGTCCGTCCCTACATCGATGCACCACGCCACAAATCGATCCCAGTCCCCGCGGTAGGCGCGCTTCGTGTTCGTTGCCTTTGCGCCGGCGGCGACCTGCCTCGAGTCATCAACCATTAATGCCAGTGCAGTGTCCATCATCAACCTCCTTTGCGTTTCCGCATCATCTGAAATAAGAGTAAGGCTAATAGTTTATATTGTCAAGCAATTTAATCAAAAAATATAACTATTTTTCCTTATTTCCCAATGGATCAGCCGCCGCTCTTTCGACATCGGATCCACGATATATCCGATCGGCAGCCTCATCCACCATCTGTCGAGTCACCGCAGGATTGGACTCGGAGGCGTTGCCATATGCAAAACTTCTACGCTGCGCCTCCTTCTCCCTATTTTTCATCTGCCTCGACCGCAATTTTCGTAATTTCAGCCGCAACTTCAGCCGCAGTTTCAGCATCGTGAGATATACCACCATCATCGCACCTCGTTTAACTCAGCATCGTTCCGAAGATAGAGAGGGTGCCGCGAATGCCCCTCTTGAGTGAGTCCAAAATGATAAACAGGGGGACCATCCTTGACCAACATCTCGAGCGCCGCGTCACCGCGGCCAGCCAGAGACCCATGATTTCCCCATGCCACCACAACCCTGTCGAATCCATCTCCTGGGTAGATGAGCGGGTTGTTGCCGACCGGGTCCTCAGCGGTGTAGAGCCCACGTGGGGATGTCGACCGCAGGGCGAAGAGATTCCGTACCTCGAGGTGGCCGTAGCCCCACCGGACCGCGAACCCGATGCACCTCCTCACCGTTGGGTCGTCCACTTCGGCATCGGCCGTCGACGGATTCAGCATGACAAAGAGAACACCGGGGCGAGTCCGATCCCATGTACGAAACAACCGAGTCCGGTACCGGCGGCACTCCGAGAAGACCGCCCCGCGCTCCATCGCGGCGATGGCTTCCTCCTCTGTCATTGCCATATCTGGGAACAGAAGGTCCATCAAAACAGTTCTAACTGCCCATCCATGGCGCCATCGTCTCGATCATTATTTCCGTCGGTAACGTGTGGTACCGGAGGGCATGTTGCCGCGATGAGAATTTTCGATTCAACATCCTCCGGCAACGGCCAAAGCCCCTGCGCGCCACGGCAAGGTATCCGCTGGGGAAGCACCTGCACCTCTTCAAGCTGCCAATGAACCTGCCCTGGTACCGCCCACGGAGATGAGGAACTTTTGCTCCAGCCAGAAATCTTGGCCGTTGCCACCACTCCCCCTGTCGGCAACGATGCAAAAAATTGGTTCATCTCTTTGACGTTGCCGTTCTCACACCGATACCACGAGAAGCCAATTGCGACACCAAGGCGGTAGATGGGGCGCAACTCTATTCCAGCGTGCACAGCCATCTCCGCTACGAGTCCAAAATTCGCTGCAGCATTGGGTGGGTTGTACCGTCCGCCAATATTCTTACCCGCATGGATGGCGATCCGCTGGCCGATAACCGATGACGGCGGTGTCCATGTCCGATTTTCGACATCCTTTTCGATTTGGCAGATCGCCCACGCCCATTCTGGCCAGATTGTCAAAGCTTTCATGGCTCATCCGGTGCATCGGAGGCAAGACGATAACCGACGGAGTCCAGGACTCGCGGCCAACCATCAGGTATGAGCCTCTTCGGAACGGGTAGAAATTGCCCTACCTTGATCCTTCTGTCTAAGATGACTGGAATACCACAAAAAGATAAAGGTAGTGCCATTGGGCTGGAATCAACCTGGATGCCCTTCGACTCCAGGAACGACTTAAGAGGTTTTTCCCCGGGATTCACGAGCACGGCGCCGATATCATCCTTGTCCTTGTTTCGTCCGATTAGTTTCGTGCATTCGGCGATGTCAGCCAAAATTTCATCAGGCGTCGCATCCGACCACGTCGTGTCTCCAACCTGAATAGTCGTTCTCTCGTTCATTTTTTCAACATCTCCTCCCTTCCAGGAGAGGACCAAGTGCAGTCGTCTTTATTGACGCCGCCATGGCCATGATCTCCGCAATCTCCTTTTGGGAAAGAGGAGACGCCACCCCTGGCCTGTCAGACCACAACTGATTGGCTGCGATGAATGCTATGCGAAACTTTTTGAGTTCTTTGCGCCAGAGTCCAAGTACCGTCTTGACGTCTTCTTTGAATCGGCTGGCTTTTGATGTTGGAAGGACCGCCCCGATGCGTCGACTTCCATACCTGTAATACTCAAAATCCGCAGCATTTGTGATTTTAAAAAATACTTGCGCCACCAATTCCCGCTCCATGGAATTCTTGAAAGTCACATCGACGATTTCAGTCTCATCTTCCGTCTCGGACAACACCTCTTCCGCGGTGGTCCCTTGCTTTTCGAGGATGAACTTTGCGGCGTCACGTTCACCGGGGTCGCCATGTTTTGCCAAGAGAGCTACTTTTCTTAGAACAGGTTTATCCATCACACCCTCCGGATAAATATTTTTGCCCAGTCCAACCCATGGCTGTAGTTGGAGTCGTGCACGTATCCAGCGCCCGTCAGCACGCCCTCAGCCTTATTCCGCATCACCCACGCTCGAGCAACCAAATCTGGCACGCCATTCTCCCATGATGAGCAGCTCTTCACCTGACAGACATGTGGATTCCGACCGAATAGAAAGACCATGTACTCGCCGGCGCCGATCATGCCATGCAGCCACTGAATGCCGCTGAATGGCTCATGGATTTCGAACGGAACCACCTTTGCCAGGGGCTGACGTGCAGGAGGTACCACTTGTGGAATCACCGTGGCTGGCCCCTCTGCCTCCAAGGAGCCAAAGAAGTCCAACTGGATCATGAATCGCCCCGCGCGCGAGCTTCAGAATAAGACTTGTCGATACTCGCAATACCAATGATGCAACCGCCGGCAACGTCGAGGAGCGCCCCCCTCACCGCCGCCTTGTCTTTCGTCTGGACCGCATTTTCGAACTCCCGCACCCCCGCCATCAGTGCCCCGTAGGTTTCGTAGAGAGAGGTGAAGGCTTTGCGTCCATGCTTCTGAAATGCATCGCCGATGCGCTTCCACAGGTCGGCCATCGCGGCGTCGATCTGACCATCGGTTATCTCCGGCCGCGGGGGAATGAGTCCCATCGCGCTACAGAGCCTCCGCACGGCTGCCGCCGTGTCCACGCCTTGGCATTTCTCGAGGACAGACTGGATCTCGTCCACGTCCATCCCCGCGATCTCGGTTGCGAGCTCCTTCATCCTGAATTCAATGCTTGTCATGGCGCCTCCTGATCGAAACAGTCTCGTCTCTGATTTTTGAGTGGTCCACTTTTTTGAATGACACTATTTCATTCTGGGAGCGAACGTCCGCCTCGATCGCCCCGTACCCCGTTTCATCGTGGATCCCGAAAATTCCGTTCAGTATCCCAAGTACTCCTACCGTACATTCTGTCTCGCCGAATATATGTCCCACCTGAATTGTTTCGTCATCCGCCAGTAAATCGTTGCATTGTGAACGGTTGCGCAGAAAAAGCTCAGAGATGGCCGCAGGGTCTTTCTCAAGTGCCCTGTTCAACACCGCTATCGCTTCATCAATTGTCACGGATTCTTTAATTGGCATATTTCCTCCTATTCAGTTATTCATCTCCAAAGCCGAGCACCACTGCGTCGATGAACCGTTTGAAGTATCTTTGGGCAACGGCCACGTGCGCTGTCCCACGCTCAAGGGTTGACACAAACGCAGGACCAGTGTCGATCGCCCTGGCAACCTGGCCAATTGTCTTTCCATACTGCCGCCTAACGACCCTCATCGCCAACCCGAGCTCCTTCGCTTGTTTACTTTCGGTTATTGGATTCAAGTTGCCCACCAACATACCTCCTCGTTGCGTCTTCTAAGCGCTTTTGGGTGACCGCGTCCGCAATCAGCGACCGCGCCGCGGCAAACGAAAAATGACGAACCCCTGGTAGATCATCGTCTGGTCGCTCCCCAACTGATGCGTGTGACTGCGCTTTATCTTTATGGACGATAATCTTCCATCCCATCTTTGCTCGAGGTGAAAACAAAATCTTCTCTGGCCATTTCTCAAACCCTGGCGGGAAGGATGGCGGACCAACTTCAAAAAAACCACCCGCGTTACCCTCTCGCTTGTCGGTCCCATACTCCATGGCCTTTGCGAGATTCCCCAGGGCGACGGCGAAGTATCGCTGCTCCTCCGCAGAATACCGGCGCGCCTGGTCGAGTATCTCACGGCATGCGGTGTAGAGATGGTTGGGCCCATCGCTACTGTCTCCTAATTTAGAGCGCCGACAGAACCCGGCGGCGTTACCGTTGGGTCGTCCGTCCGACATCTTTACGTAAACCATGACCAACCTCCGGGCATACTCGAACTAAACTGGAAGTTGACTTGGCACAATTCCATCCCTTCGTCGAAGGCGAATATGGGGATGCCGTTCTGCTCAGCGAACTCCACCTCAGCTTTTGTTCCATATGATTCGAAGACGCCCGCAGGAGAGGTTAAAACCAAGATGTCGCACACAGAGAGAAGCTTCAATCCGTGTTTTCGCCAACCATCCTCTGAAATTGCATCCTCACAGAACAGCGACTCGAGGTGGGGGACGATAGCCGCCATCCCCTGGCGCCGGAGCTCGGCAGCAACAGCGACGGCCCGCTGAATGTTCTGGAGAATCGCCACCCGACACAACCCCTTAGATCGGTACGGCCCCGCCACGTAGGCCAGTGTTCGAAATCTCCCCTTTATCAATGTCACTTTGTCCATCAGGTCCTCCGCAGCCGGTCAATCTCGGCAGCAATCAACGCCCCTGCTTTCACCAGCAGGTCGATTCTCTCCTCTTTGGTGTAGGTCGACGGGTCAGGTATCTCATTCACCCAGTTGTTTCGCCGCTCGCCGTATAGAAATCGCTTATCGCGAACATCGAACGGGAACGGATCTCGGTACATCGTCCCATTCGCGTACTCCCGGCAGACGTATACCCTCTCAACAGACGCGTAGCACACCGCTGCCATCGCCAGTTGTCCCTTTGTATGCTTGTCGTCATGCTCCGAGGTCCATCTTGCCTCGTTGATTTGTCGGGCGCGCTCGATAGCTATCAGCTCTGCCCCGCAGCGTTGGTTTGTCGCACCTTTTCCGTTAGAAGCATCCATGATCTTTCCTTTTCAATATTCGTATTCCTGGAGCGCCTTCAGCGCATTTTCGAGTCTTTCTCTGTCTGAGTCAGCAAGTGCTTTCTCGGCGCGCCAAATATTCACCATGATCATCTGGGATCGCTGAATATTCATTCTGTTCATCGCCACCTGCCCGGTCCATCCGAAAGCCCTGTACTGGGCCAGCACCTCATGACACCGGGTGATCTCCTTGCGCACTTCATCATGCAGGTTCATCTATTGAGCCTCCAGTTCATCCCGAGCTGCTCTATGGTGACCCGCGCGTGCGGAGGCGACAGCGGCCGGCTGTCGTTCCAGTTTGGGCAGCCCATCTGCTCCTCTTGGGTCCCGCATGACAGCACAAGATAGTTTCCAAGCCCCAACTGGAATATCGTCCGTTGATACAAACCATCAGCGCGGACAAGCTCTATGCGTCGTCTCCTGTTCACTTCACAATCCGCTTCCTCGGGAACACCCTTGCTATTCGGCGGTCAGCCATCAGTCACTTCCCCTGCGCCTTGGTGACCCGCACCTCTTCCTGAAGTACTCACCGCCAATCTCCTTCGCCTTCTCCAACCCGTGAAGATTTACAAGCTCGGCCATCCATCGCTGATTCTGGGCGTGCTCGAGCGTCTCTCGGTACGATGGGTACTGGCGGAGAGCCTCGAGCTCCAGCCACCGTGCTACTGACCTATACCCCCTCGCGTCTTTGGGTAAAAAAAGACAATGTCCCCGCTTGCGTTCTCCATCTGAGACGCGCAACTGGGCATCCGCAACCTCACGGTCGATACGTTGCTCTTCTGGTGTCCGATATCCCATCACTCATCTCGCCGCACACTGGCGACCACAAGACTCGCTCTCTTGTTCACTGCCCATCCTTCTCTGTCTTTTCGCCCAACCACAATATCCCAGAATCTGGATTAATGGAATCAATGAAAGATTCGCGCGATTTTACATCAAAGCCAGCTGACTGACGCGGGTGATTCCCCCGTCGGTCGCTCGCTGGCTCGCAGATGCAGACGGTCATCATACCCGTCTTCTCGTCATAGACCCGCGAGATGCCATCTTCAAGACACCGGTCAACGAGCACCGGCTCAGAGGGGGGAGCCCCCCCGGCGTCACCATCAGGATCGCCAGTACCGACGAATGGTGGAACCCCAAAGAGTTCTGCCTGACGGAGATAGTGGGGAGACTCCCCGTCGTCGTCCACGGGTTCGCAGTCTTCCGCCGGGGAGATGGTGGGGTCCTTGATGGGCTTGATTTGCCCGCCGTAGATCTCTTGATCCTCCCGGGCAGCTGCCCGGCAACAATACGATCCAACCTCGTGACCATCCACGATCAGCACATACGCCACCCGCGTGGCCGCCACCAATGCGGCATAATGCCCTGTATCAACTATCACCACCCTGTCCCCTGCGACAAAGCCGGCCGCAGATAAGGCGTCCCGGATGCTTTGGTTGTCCGAAGTGGCGCCGCCCCTCAGAGACAACTTGTCATGGTGAATTGTGGACCTGACAACCATCCCATGAGCCACCTTCTGTCTCTCTGTTTCGCTCATCGCAAACCTCCAGGAACGCCACCAAGCCTCGCCAGTTTCCACGCCGGACTGAAAACCCGCGCCGTCTGCTCAGACTCGCAGTAGTCAATTACATGGTTGAAATAATGACGTTCGCGCCGCGCCGCGAACTTGCCATCAACTGCGCGCTCGGACTCATACTCTTCCCACGACAGGTTGCGCCACACGTTTCCCGTCCTGGCGAGGATGACCATAATATTTCGCGCCACATCCTCGGCATCACTATTCTGCGCCACCGAGTCCATTGGATCGATTCTCATAAAATCCCTGGGGGTCATCAGTCCTCCTTGTTCGCCTCTTTTATGGCCCATCGCACCACTTCACGCGTGGCCTTGTGCTGCGTAATATTGCGATGGTCGACCCATGGATCCCCGATCCGGATATTTCTATTCCCGAGATCCGGAAACGAAGCGCCCATAAAAGCGTGGTTGTGCTGGTATACGTTACAGAGCACCGGGCCATCCGGTATAAATTCCGAACAAAGATCCTGGCGTTCGCAGTATGGACCGAATTTCCTGTCCCCGTTTACGGCCCCATGGGGATCAATCAAAACGAAAATGGGGTTCGGATATCGCCGGATGAGGCGCTCCTCGTGGGCGAGGTACCACGCCAGAATCCCGCCGGCGGATTTGCCGACGACAATCAACCGCTCGCACAAAGGCTGAGCTTCGATAGCATCGACTGCGCGATCGACATCCCCAGAAAACGTCACGGGTTCGCCCTTCAGCCGGAGAAATCGCGCCGTCGAAACGGACTTCCGGACGAGGTCCTCGACCATTGGGTGTATGTCGTCTGAAAACACACCCCCTATGGATACGGCGAGCAGTGGTGGCTGTTTCATGGGTGCACCTCCCAGGCGCGGACGATCAGATTGAGCCACCTCTCTAAAATTGATTTGCGGTATGAAGCATCCCAAGCGAAGGAACTGGCCAAAGTTCCTGCATCAACCTCCCAGGCCCACGCATCCAAAGCAAGTTCTGCGTCAAAAACTACATTCCAGATATCATCCCGATAAGCGATCCAAGAAGCGACTCTTCTGATGGTCCTTGCTGCGTACCAGGAGGCATCCTCATAGCCGGAAGAGGCGACAATTTTGGCCTCAATCACAGCGTCTGCCTTAACTGATGGATCTCCTGTGATAAGATACCAGTAGACAATGTCCGGACATGGCCAAACGTCAACGATGTCGAGCGATATCAACCGAGCCACGCGGTGGTGCGCTGAACGAGACAAGCGATAGAGCAATCGAGACAAAAGCCAAGTTCGGCTGTGAGTTGAGAGTTTATCAAATGCGGCTATATCACGAGGACTTATCCGATCACGACCAGACATCATCTCTATTATGTAACCTGGTGGGAAACAGGGCCTCTCTCGCATGAGGTCGTCGAGTGTGTAGGTTTTCAGATTCATCAATACCCCTCACTTGCCCTTCGTTTCATCGTCGTCGGCGCGCTTCAACTCGAGGTCACGGGCCGAACCTGGAACTGGAAAACCTTCGTTCCAATTACCAACCTCCAGCCCGAGCGATTCAGCTTTCCCCTCCGTAGGCAGAACAAAAACCGATCCATCATCGCAAACAAGAAGCACCTCGCCATTCAGAGCAATGACCATTGCTACCGGTTTTCTCGGTTTCTGCTCCTTTGCTTTCTTTTTGATCTTCGGTACAAGAAAAACCTGGTTGCACTTGCTGCACTCGTGCTCATCTGGAATTTCACTCTTCTTAACATTCCATAAAGAATCCACGTAACCGCAGTGCGGACACTCCAGCGTGTATACAGCACCACTACCTTTCATCACATCAATCCTCCTCCGCTCCCGGCAATTCCACCATCCCTACAGGCTCAAACAAAATGGCCGTCTCACCAATATAGGCCACCTTGAATGTGTAGTTCTTGATGACCACGTGTTCACCGAGCTGGAACTGAGTCCAATGCCCTGGCACAGGTTCACCATTGGGGCGCAACAGCACAGTGGGATTTATCGACACCCTGCTAAATAGGCGCTCAAATTTGTTTGCATCTGGATTCATCTTACACTCCTTCAATACCCATCACTTGCCAAATTTCCTCATTGTTTCAGCCACAAGATCCATAGCAACCTTCTTACTGAGCCCAAACTTGTTTGCATCTGGATGAATCTCGTACTCCTCAATATTCGGCCGAAGGTCGTCGAGCACCATTGGCGGAAAACACTTCTGAAGCGGACGTAAACACTTGCGCACCTCCAACTCACCATTCTCCGTGTGCCACCCAAGCAGGTCCGCAACCGCTCGAGCCGTCACCACATCGCCACTGAGCCAGACCTCACTCACCGCATGCGCTACAGCCAAGATTTTGTACAAGCCATACCAATCCGTACCCTGCGCCACCAACGCTCCACTCGTGACCGCAGACCTCACCCCGGCAAACCAATGTATCGCAGCGTGAGCTCGCCTCAGTTCAATCCGAACCTCTCTAAGATCCTCTACTTGAACAGCCGCGGCATCACCCACATCGCCGCCTCCCCCGCGCGTACCAGATCTATTCCTCATTTTCCGACATCCTCCTGTTTCAAAAACTCTCGAAGCCTTTTCAATACCCCCACCACAGCCTCGCCGTCTTCACAGGAAACAGCCCTCCCCCTCCCTCCAACCGTCTCCCCGTCAAGACCAATACACTCAACTAGGTATCCCCCGTCGCCACGAAAATACACAACCGCTCGCAGTCCCCACACTGAAACCATTTTCGAATCCACCTTACCCAAGACAGCACCCCCTACATCTCCCCCGACAAGCGTCTTCACAACAACCCCAGCACGGATCCCACATCCAGGCGACGGCCACGTGAGATTGGGTAGCTCGCGCGCGCGTAGACACAGGGAGGAGGGAGGGCCGTGGAATTCCTGCCGCTGAACTGGTGCTTTTTCGACCCACCCCCTGCCCGCCCCGCCCCGACAATGGGGGCGGCGGCGGGGACGGCAAAGGCCTCGGCCTGGATGGTGGCTGTTTTCTCATGCGAGCTCCTATTCACCCAATTGTGTCCGATAACCTTCCCTTATCGGACACTACTTTGGGCAGCTTCAATAAGGGCCAGACACCCAATTTGTAATCCTCCCGCATGGATGAGTCAACCATTTTTTTATCATTTATATCCCACCAAGGATATATCTCGTCCGTTTTGACGCCTGGTAGGTCGCTTGCTACCCACGCATTCGCATGCCCAGGGGGGGGAGATACGGCATCTTCCCCTACCTCGACCTCATCACCAGGGATGGGGTGTTGGTAATCAGTCCTGTGCGATGAATTCAGGTATTCAAGTACCAGTTTACACTTTATTACCTATGACGTTCCTAATGTGGTCATTTTTCGTACATTGTAGGTAACTAGTTGAGTCGGTCGGCGGGGTGGGGGAAGGGGCTAGGTTCGGTGGGTTTTGATACTGTGGGTTAGTGTAGTGACATGTGTGATTATTCGGCACTTTGGCATCCTGGTACCTGAGTTTCAATTTTGATGTAGTCTTCTTTCCTACATTGTAGGTATTTACTCGGATCGGTTATTAGGGGGTGGTAGGTAAATGTATTAATATGTGCGACTGTTTTGTGTTTAGGTATTAGAGGATCTGGTTACAGCTTTGGCCAGGTTTCTTTGTTGGACTGAGAGGGGGGATCTGGTTGTGTGTTTTTGTTCTTCTTTTTCAGTTGAGGGGGGATCTCTAGAAGGGGGGCGTTGCTTTTCATATATAAAAGAGGGTTCGTCCCAGTACCATCCCCAACCCCTCCCAGCCACCCTCAGAGTGTAGTATATTGTGATTAGGGTCTGCAACAGCTATTTTGTGGGGTGTGAGTTGCTGGGGGAAAGTGTTGTTTAAAATGGAGGTTATTCGCCAATAAGGTCACGAGAAAACGAGCTTGGCCAAGGTCGCATGAGCACTCGCAGTCTCTGGGTCAAAGAGGGGGTTGGAGAGACGAGGACAGCCGCGGTGAGGAGCAGCAACGCGCCGAGAATCCACCACCAGAATCGAGCTGGTGTTGTCATGTAGCTCAACCATCACCTCGTCGCTTCGCGGGCAGGACTATGGGTTCATCGGTCTCGGATCGGTGGACGTAGTCCTCCCGCTGGCCGCACCCAGGTCCCTATCTGCCCTCGCACGCGGGGGAGGCTGTTTAGCACCTGTGTTATGATTTTGTTTAGCGTTATCGCTTACGAATAATATTTATATTTGACAATGCGTGACTGTTAAAGTATTCATGCAGATGAAAGTGAGGTGCTAACATGCCCAAGAATAAAACCGACAACGTCCCTGGCCCGGAGAAGGACCCTGCTGCTGTGGCTTTGGGGCGACGCGGGGGGAAGAAAGGGGGGAAGGCGCGAGCGGCGAACATGACGAAGGAGGAGCGTTCTGCGGCGGCGAAGAGAGCTGCTGCAGCGAGGTGGTCGCTACCAAGGGCGACTCATGATGGCGAATTAAAATTCGGTGATATCGCTTTGCCCTGTTATGTCCTTGAGGATGGAACGCGTGTCATTTCCCAACGGCAGATGATCTCAGCGCTTGGGATGTCTTATGGCGGCGCCGCAGGAATGGGCGCGGATAGACTAACCCAGTTCACCGCTGGGAAAGCAATTAAACCGTTTATTAATAGCGAGTTAGGGATGCGGATACAAAACCCAATAAGGTTTGCGCATCCCAGCGGTGGTACGGGCTCTTATGGGTATGAAGGAACCATTCTTGCAGACCTGTGTAAGGCGGTATTGGAGGCCCGCGACGCGGGCGCCATACGGGCGAATCAGCGCCATATTGCAGCTCAGTGTGATATCCTCCTTCGGGGATTCGCTAAAGTCGGAATTATCGCCCTAATTGATGAGGCGACGGGGTATCAGGATGTCCGGGATCGTCTTGCTCTACAACAGATACTGGAAAAGTACATCACCGACGAGTGGGCGAAGTGGACGAAGACGTTCCCGGATGACTATTATCGGGAGATGTTTCGGTTGGCCGGATTGGACTATCCGCGAGTAGGGAACAAAAAACCCGGGTTCATCGGTCACTGGACGAACGACATCGTGTACAAGCGATTGGCGCCCGGTGTTCTCAATGAATTGAAGAAGAAAAATCCAAAGCGGCCATCCGGTGGTCGGGCTCGAGCTCATCACCAGCATTTGACCCGGGATTATGGACACCCAAAATTGAAGGAACACCTCTCTAATCTAATCTTTCTGATGCGGGGATGTGAGTCGTGGAAGGAGTTCAAGCGCCGTCTCGAACGGGCCTGCCCAAAGGTTGGGGATACTATTCCGATGGACCTCGGGGACTGAGGGCGGGAGTAGGGCATTTTGAGACAGTCACCGTATCATTCATCTGAGTGTGGGATACCCAAAATCAACGAAAGTGAAGGGGACAGCAGTATTTCCACATGTGCATGTTTTTGCACAAAGTCCTCGGCGTTCTTTGGCGATAAAAGGCGTCGAGACTGATATCTTTCTTCCGCACTTCGTGCATTCACCGGTGAAAGGTGTAAGGTCGTAGCGTTCACACCAGTCTTCAAGTCTCACATTGTGCACAAGTAGATAAGGTGAGCAGAAATTCACTGTCGTAATGTTTCTTTTGCCTTCAGTCATCGCCACCATCCCTCTCGGATGAGGGTTCTAAACACTCCTCGTTGAACTCCTGTAGCCGCTGGAAATATTTCTCGACCTTCTCCACTATACCACGCCTGAGACGGTCAAATTCCTTATCCATAATGTCGTCGATGTATGTTAGCACCGTTCTCGACTTGTGGTTGCCAGACACTGTGACCTCCCTGCATAGCCCCCTGAGAGCAGCCACTGCCGCTATCTCTTTTTGCTCGATCTCCCGCTTGTATTCAAGTGGGCCTATCTCTCCGCGGTTCCATGCGGCCCAGGCGGACTTCTCGCTTAACTGAGACGGGGCGAAAAACCCGCAGTTGAGGCATTGCACTTGGAAACGACCTGCACTGTAGGCGAGGTGGAGTTCGTCACTTTGGCATTCTCTGCAGGGCTTTCGCGCTATTATCTCTTCATTCATCCTTTACCTCCGCCTCACTCTCCTTCGAAGTGATATCTGGTCTCACCAGGAAATATCGCCCTCTCCCCTCCTAAGTAGTATCGGAGCGTGAACGCCATGACCACAGCAGGCGCTCACAATATTTCCTGGCAGGCGCCCTAAACAGGCATCATGGCCCTCCTTTGTCGGAGCCAACCCACATCTTCTACACGGCCGACGGTGCGTACAGGGCTCCATCGTGTCTACGTAAAGCCATTCATGTGTACTTTGGCGATAGACAATTTCCCAACCCCTCTCGTGGCTCACAGCCATTTTATCTTCCCAATATGGCCGAATAGTCGGTCAATTGTGCCAATATGTGTCATCTCTTTTTTCACCTAGTCACCTCCGTCCAAAGGAAATGCCATCACGTCCAGCACCCCTTCAACGACAGGCTCGCCGAGGTCGACGGGAACAACTGGCAGGTCCCAGTATACCCAATCAGGAAGATCGGGGCCGATTACCTTTTTGGAGCTTTTGTCTATCTGTCTGATGTCGACAATATATCCAGCGTCGCAAGAAAGTACGCTCCCGGGGCCCCTGAATTGGTAGCTCTCGAGCAGCTTGTATTCACCTGGTATCGTTATTATCATCCCTCCGTCGCCTTTCTACAGGCCTCTGGCCGCGTGTAGAGCCTACGTGAACCACTCGAAAAGGAATAAACCCGACCGAATAATCGACACTCCTGATCGTCCCATGCAAGGAATGGGCACTCCGGATTGCAGTAGTCGCCGTCGGCGATAGCTGTCAATTTCAATTCTAGATAACCTTGTCTATTTCCTCCCTCCTTATCCTCTTTGAGCGATGTAATTTCCATTTTCATTTCCAGGAGGTGTCGAAACATCTTGTAAACAAATCGCTTTTTTTCAGCAGGCAGTTCGTTAAAACACCGGCACCCGCCGTTTGTTCGCATACCTCTTGGCTTAGACAGATCCTGAAAGGGGCAGCTGTTATCCCCACAGTCGATCGTCGTGAAGAGCCAGTCGAGGTCCACGGGGTTCGGTTGGTTGGCCGCGGCGCGGCCCGGTTCTCGTTCCATCTCCGGCGGCTGTACCGGCCCGCCCCACTCACCGGAGACAGCAGATAGAAATCCAAAGTCACGATGTCCGATCCACCGACAGATGAGCTCGCCATCATTGTTCTTCCTGACATGGACGGGCTCCCATGGGTGACCACCATCGACCCTCCACCAATAATAGCCTAGTTCAGTTGGTCTTTGTCTCATTATCGTTCACCTCAATCCTCATCCTCGTTCTGAATCCGCGGGACCCAGTCCGGAACACGGGGGCCCCAAGTGGTGGCACATTTTTTGTGGTACATAATAGGCACATCCACGCAAGGGTGGATAGCGCACAGTTGCCTCACTCCATCCACCGTCGCATAGTCGACCCTGATCACGCGAATACTAGACATTACCTCCATCTCCTTGAGCTCTGGCGGCAAGGACCTGATGTAGTTCTCCGAGAGTCGGGGTAATATCCAATACCAACCCGGCCGCGTGGGCGGGGGGTAATCAGCGGAGGATGGGCCCTCCTTCTCTATCAGAAACTCCTTGACGTCGTCGTAGAGCACATATGCTCCCTTTGCGATTTCGAACATCTCACCCTTCGTCGTGTCCATGGCATAACGCTTCACCAAAATAAATACCCTCCTTGCCCTGTGAATTTCACCTTGAGAGAGGTCGGCTTGAGTGTCCCAGCCCCCGCGCCGACACCCATGCTCGGCGCCTGGGACACCAGTCCTTTGCTCGTGAGTGCTCCTATGCATTCATTCACAAGCCGGCGAGAGACTCCGATGGCGCCGGCGAGCTCATACTGAGATGGCGCCCGAAAGTGCTTCCTCCAAAAGGAGAGAATCCCCTCGTAGACGTTGTGCTGAGCGATAGTGACCAATATCCTCTTTTTCTCCGCCACCATGGTATCACCACCATTTGTAGGCAAGCACCCACGGATTAGACGCCCAGGGGTAGCCTCGAGGCGCGTTGAGGCGGTCCCAAAGGGATGCAAACCAGTCCCTCGATTTACCATCAAGGTCGGGTATTTTTGATGACCCGTATTTCCATCTGTCGACAATGCCTTTGATTCTATGTCGTTCATAGGCGAATCCCTCTTGCTCGCAGTCCTCCTCTGTGATTCTCTGCACCCGCTCGGCGCGCACGTCGGTCAATCTTTCCTGCGGCATCCGGAGGCGGAGTTCCATGGGGAGGAAGCGACCCGGCCGAAGCCTTCCAAATCCATTCGGCTTCTTGTCGGAGTCGAAGTAGGACCAGATCGGGATCGGCGTGTAGGGTTTTTCATCATCGTACTGGATTTGTCCCAGGCTGGCAAAATGACCAACCGGTAACTCAGTCGGTTTCAAGTGGTCATATTTAGCGGGAACCGCCCACGTCGTTCCGAGAATGATCTTGTCGCCGGGGCCGCCATACCGCAGTTTTACCCTGATCTCCGGGCACACGTTGGGATAGCACTAGTGGGTGCCATCGAACACCCACGATGCGCCCGGGATGTCGTGCATTGGTTGTGGAACAATGACCCGCCGCATCATCCCTTTATATCCCGCTCGGTATGCCATGTCGGGCTGTAGAGTCACGTATGACGTCTTCATTTTTTCGCCCCCTCTTCTCCTTTTATTGCCCCCGCAGCGGCCTCATTGAAACAGCCCGCGCCCTTGTCATGGTTCTGCCTGCACATCCGTTGTTTGTACCACCTGGCAAACTCTCGTGCGCATGCGCCACAAAGCCATGATTTGGTGGACAAAACCCACCCTGTCGGCAGGCTCACGTTGACATTACAAATCACGCACCTCATTATGCTATTCCTTATCACTGAAGTGGGCCTTCAACTCCTCAGACACCCTCTTCAACTTGGCATCCCGCCTGTCTGCTTCCTCCGATCCAGGGATTGGCGGCCATGGAACCCAGTCCTCTTCACTCTCGGAGAACTCGAACACGGCCCCATCATCACAGACGACGATCATCTTGCCATGGGCGTCGATGATGGGGCCTACAGGACGCCGATGGGTGGGGCCAATCTCGATCATCCTATCCACCTGTTTCTCTCCACGAGAATCCCAGTGACAATGCCGATCATCAATCCGACTATGAAAAAGCTCACTGTAAGCACGACAGTTCCTCCATTACTGCTCGTATGAATTCGGCTGCGAGCTCGGGGACGATGGCGTTGCCGTATCCTCGGAGCCGTCCGACTCGGTTTCGCCCTGCTTTCTTGAGACTTCGCACATCAGCTCCTGCCACATCAGCCAGCTGTCGTTCCCAGGGGCGCAGTCGTCCCAGGCTGAGGGGAAGCCCATGAGCCAGCGGGAATGAGCCGGGTTGAGCCGGCCGCGCTTTGCCGTCAGTACAGGGAATCCATTCTGCGTCGGACCACATGTCAGCTGGGCCTGTAGATTCAGCGCCGTCAGGCTCTTCCCACACGGGAGATCCTTTTTCCGCTCGACAAACGCCTCCAGACTCCCACCCGCCTCTTGGCTCGTCGGCGTTCCCCACGGAACTCGGATGAGTTGCGCCTGGTCCTCCAGTTTTCTCAGCCCGCCCCCCGGCGTTTCCCTCGTGGGGCGTCCCCCGCCGCTCGGGAGCTTCGGGGTCAACCAACCCGCAAGCTTCGCTGTCCCTCCAAGCTTCAGCGTCACCTTGTTGTGATCTCCGTGGCTGTACGTGTACTCCGATCCTGTTGAGTCGCTCACGACCGGCGTCGGCCAGGCCGCGAGTTTTGCGCAAAAGGTTAGTCCCGGTGTTGGCCCCCTCTTGGTGTCCGGTTTTCTGGCTCCATTCTTGTCGGAAACCATCGGCGATGGCCACCCAGTAGAGTCGCTGCCGGAGGTGCGGGGCACCGACCCCACAAGCGCACAGATCGGCCGCCCCGACGGCGTAGTCCTGGTCTTCCATGTCAGCCGATACAATATCGAACCACGCCCGTCCAGCCGGGCTCGCAACCTGCTCTCCAAAGATGATTGGAGGGTGGCACTCCTTGATGAGCCTGAACCAGTCCGGCCAGAGGTGCCGGGCGTCGTTTTTCCCGCTCCCTTTTCCGGCGATGCTCCAGGGTTGGCACGGGCAACTTCCGGTCCACACTGGCCAGTCTGAAGGCCATCCCGCGAGTTGCAATGCAAGGTCCCATCCTCCGATGCCGGCAAAGAAGTGGGCTCGGCCTCGGTCGGTAATGTCGGCTGTTGAGAGTTCTCTGATGTCGGTTTCAGATACTCGTCCAACTGCAAGTTCTCCAGCATCAATCAATCTCCGTAGCCAGTTTGCCGCGAATGGGTCTATTTCGTTGTAGAAAGCCATTTTCTATAGTTTGGCAGAGCGGACTTAAACCGATGTCTGTTTTTTTAACAGTCATGGCAGCCGCCTTGACGCTTCACTGAGGATTGCTGGGGCCAGCCCACAGACTTACGCCCTCTCCACGTCCGTTTTCCGTCTCCCAGTACCCCTGGGCGACGTGTTTGTTGAGGTTGATTGCCGCGTTGCACCCCTCAACCACCGCGTCGCGGGTGGTATCGAAGCCAATTTTCTCGCGCAATCTGTACATGTTAGGCCTTATTCACTCCTTCTATAGCCGCTCCGGGTATTTTGCTCACTTTTATCTTCCTTGTCAATCTATTTTTAGGGCTTAAATTGCCCTCACTGGGAATTTATTTTTTATTTCTTTGATTTTTTTGCTTGACAGTTTTATTTTCAGGGCTTATACTTTATTTAGATGATGCGGAAGCGCAATGACGCGCCACAACAAAGGAGATGAGAAATGAAAACGGAAATAATCAGTTACTATGAAAATGCTTGTCAGACTCCGCGCAGGGCCGTGGTTTGTCGCCACCGGTCAACCGAAACGGCTGAGGAATATGTCCGACGACACAACGGTGCTATCGCGAGTGACGGGTATTCTCACGGATACGGGGCGTGCGAGCTCAGGGAACCGGTCGATGTTGCGATTGGTGATGATGTATCCGACCTTGATATGTGGTCAGAATGGGATGGTGTCGAATGGTTGAGGATCTATGAAGAGGATGAAGAGGAATATTGGAGGAATCGAGGTCGCCTCAACAGATAATTGATTGACCCCCATCGGGCCCATCAACGCTGGTGGGCCTCATTGGCGGCCAATCACGGCCAGAAAAGGAGAACTTATCAATGAAACACGCGGCTCATAAAGGACGACAAAGAAGCAGACAACTAAACATTGAAAAAACCGCTAATGCCAAGGATGCTATTGGGGCACTTCATAAAAATTGTGAAATATACATCCTTACATTCGGCCAGTTTTCATTGATGGACGCAATTTGCGAGTGTCTCACTCAGACTGGTCCAGCTGATGTTGTAATAGCGACGTGGACAGCCGCAAATGCTGATCTTCGCAGAACAAAAAAACAAGTGCAAGGTGCATCAATTCTGTCTTTGCGGTTTATCGTCGACCGGTCATTTGCAACTAGACAGCCAGCATATTGTGACACGATGCGAGCACTATTTGGAGATCGATGTATTCGCACTACTAGGTCGCATGCAAAATTTGTGCTTATACAGAACAAAAATTGGAACCTCGTCCTCAGGACGAGCATGAATCTGAACGAAAACCCAAGACTCGAAAATTTGGAGATCAGTGACGACCCAGAACTTGCAATGTTCATGCGAAAAATCGCCGATGATCTTTTCACAGAAGTCGAGGAAGGAAACTTTAAACAAGGGATACCATTACTCGACGGAATCCCGTCTAAACACAAGCCGTATTCCATCAAAACGGGAACGGTGTCTGTAGGGAGGTTAAAATGATCAGTTGCCCAAACCACATAACCGGTGAGATGTCAGAAATATGGGCCGAGATCGCGCCGCAGGTCACGGACAGAATCAGTATTATTGGTTTGGAATCACTATGTTGTCAGGTTGCGACACAGCGAGAGGCCAGGCGCAGAATAGACCATGACGGGTTGGTCGTGTCAGACTCGCGCGGAAACCCGATCGCTCATCCTGCATTAGCGGTAGAAAAATCAGCCCAAGCAGAAATAAGGAAATGGATAGAAAAATACGGCAAGACCAGAAGATGATTGATGACATACCGAATTTTGTTGGGTAGATGATCAATCGACCATTGGCCAATATTTTGGCATGATGAACGAAGGAGATGAGAGATGCTAAAAACAACGGAAAACGAAACGGAAGGACTGCTCGAGTCGTGGCGCATCGGCAACAACGCCGGAAAAGGATTCGCGATCGGGGCCGACGATATGTCCCCAGAAGAGGCCGCTGAGGACTACGGTCTCACTGAGATAGAGGTCATTACTCCGGATGGTAGCGTCGTCGGATGCGATGACGACGGACACGCGATTGTCGTCCGTGACCACAACGGGCCGTGGGCCGTCGATGTGACGGTCGTTGAGCTCGGCGAAGGCGGCGGAGCTGGCAACTGCGGATTCGGTAACTAAAGGAGGTGTTTGATGGCTAGAATAAGAAGGTCCAATGAGTTTCTTCCAGGAATCAAAGATAGATTTGATTTTAATTCAATGGTTGAGCGGGCTTATAACTTTGCTCATGATCATTTTGATTATGTATCAGGAGAGTACAAGGCTATGGCCCAACCAATAGATCCTACATCATCTCTGCCAGCATCCACGGCAGCGGTTGTAAGAAAAAAAGTTCGTGAAAGGATAGAACGAACGGAACAGAACAGAGCCGCACGTGTATATGCCAAATCACTCGGAGGTGGCAGGGCAATTGACGGCAGTATAACTGATAGCGACCCTGTTTCATCTGGGGATCACAATCGATTTATCCCCAATCGATTGTCAGAATCATGGCCGCTTGAATGGATTGATCGTGATTGACCCCCACGGGCCAATCGGCCACAACAAAGGAGATGAGAGATGAGAGATGAGAATCAGAACCAAAGACGGGTATTGGCACGGTGACGCTAGTGAGCTTATGAACGCCTGGCGCCGCGGCAATGACGCCGGCCGCGGATATGCTGTTGGATCATCCCCGGCTGGAAACGTATCGGACGAGAGCCCAACCAGTGCCGCAGAATATGAGGGATACCGAGTTGAGGGCGACCTCGACCCAACGGGTAATATCGTCGCGGTGGACGATGACAGGATAATTGTCATCTGTGACCACAACGGGCCGTGGGCCGTCGATGTGACGGTCGTTGAGCTCGGCGAAGGAGGAGTGTAGCGGCGGCCGAAATAGCTGCTCGCGCGTTTTTGGGAGGTTAAAATGAAAACATACACGATGGAAGATATTCTCGCAGAAGGACCCTGCGAAGATAATTACCCGATCGATCGTTTAGTCGAATTAGCGGCCGGTCGTGATCAAATCACTCCGCGAGAAATCGCTGATCTCGACATCCCGATCAACGACAAGATCTGTATTTTGTCTCGATTGCTCTACCGGACCTCTCCACATACCGCAAATCGCATTTCCCGATTGATCGCTCTCGATGTCGTTGATAGATGGAACTGCCCCGATGTCTGCTACTGGTATCTCATGACCGATGACACCAAGGCGAGGGCGGTGGATACGGTGGATACGGTGGAGGCGGTGGAGGCGAGGTGGGAGGCGGAGGCGGCGTGGGCGGCGGCGAGGGCGGCGGAGGCGTGGTGGGCGGCGGAGGCGGCGGCGTGGGCGGCGGCGAGGGCGGCGGAGGCGATGGCGGAGGAGGCAGCACTTGAGAAGTACCTCGCGTGGATCGTCCGCGCGTGGGAGGTGCACCCGTGAACATAGAGAAAACAGAGATCGGCGCCGAGGTTTTTGGTGTTGACTACTCACAGAATATTACCCGTATCCAAGAGGGAATAGCTGGCAACTTCGAGGTGAAGGACGCCGTCGACATCAAATTGTCCATCATATACCAGCAGCTCCTACAGAATGGAGCGCCGATCGCAGACAACCACCCTAAAAATCTGTCCCGGCATCAGCATTTCCTGAGACGAGCTCGTGGCCGGATACTCATCAGCGGGCTCGGACTCGGGGAGACCCTTTTCAAGCTGCTCGAGCAGGAGGACGTGGAGCTCATCCGAGTCATCGAAAAACACCAGGGTATCATCGACCTGGTCAAACCGGCCGTGAATGACCAGAGAGTGAATCTCATCCGCGCCGACATTTTCGACTACACCCCGGGCGCGGGCGACCACTATGATTTTGTCTACCACTCCATTTGGAACACGAAGAAGGCCGCCAAGGCAGCAGAGCGAAACGCCCTGCAGGAAGTGTTCGATGCTCACTGCGATTGGCAGGGATTCGTATTCTTCCCCGGGAAAGGTGGTCCCAGATCCAACGCCGGCCGTAAAAAAGGCGTGAAGATTGGTCATATCAAAGATCCGGCAATACAGCGAGTCGTCAGAAAGGGCGTCCGGTTCACCCCGGACGAAATGGAGCTCATCACCCTGGCCGCCAACGCCGCCGGCATGACGGAATCCGCGGTTATGCAAGCGGGCGCGGTCAACGAGGCCAAACGGCTCCTCCGGGATGTTGCGGCAGTCAAAGATCCATCGGTCCGGGAACTACTTTCGCGGGGGAAATGAACTACGCTCATCTAAAAATCATTTTGTCGTCATAGCATCAATAAAATTAATAACTTAAAAAATAATGAAATAAAATGGCGATTTTTCTTGACACCTTTGGCAGTGCGATTATACTGATAATTGTAAGCGCAATTGAGCGCGTAACAAAGGAGATGGAAATGAGAATCAAAGAATATGTAAATCAATTAATGAGCGACCCAGAGATTTTACTGCCTGATAACTGTAGTTGCCGTCGACGTGACGGAAATCGTCATAGGAGGTTAAAATGAAAACATATACAATGGAAGACATACTCACAGAAGAGCCCTGCGAAAATAATTATCCGCTTGAGCGATTAACCGAATTGGCGGCCGGTCGAGAACAGGTCACATCTCAAGAGATTGCCGATTTAGACATCCCGATCAATGACCGATTGTGGATTCTATCGCGGTTGCTTTACAGGACATCTCCGCATACTGCGAATCGCGTTTCCCGATTGATCGCTCTTGATGTTGCCAACAAATGGGACTGCCCAGATACCTGTTACTGGTATCTCATGACCGGTAACACCGACAGCCGTAAGGCGGCGGCGTGGGCGGCGAGGGCGGCGAGGGCGACGTGGGCGGCGAGGGCGACGAGCACGGCGGCCTGGCTGGCGGCGGAGGCGGCGGCAGCGTGGGTGGCGGAGGAGGCGGCGGAGGAGGCGGCGGCGGCGGCGGCGAGAGCGGCGGCGTGGGCGGCGTGGGCGGCGGAGGAGGAGGAAAAGGCCCTAGAGAAGTACCTCGCGTGGATCGTCCGCGCGTGGGAGGTGCACCCGTGAACATAGAGAAAACAGAGATCGGTGCGAATGGAGCGCCGATCGCAGACAACCACCCTAGAAATCTGTCCCGGCATCAGCATTTCCTGAGACGAGCTCGTGGCCGGATACTCATCAGCGGGCTCGGACTCGGGGAGACCCCCAAAAATAACAAAGAATGGGCGTCCGTAAGGGACGCCGCCTGGAAAAAATACTTCGCCTGGGCAATGGTTTCGGAATAACAAAGGAGGACAAGATGATAGCCAGAGCAGAATTTGGCAGTTGTTCAGTCTCAGTCGATAGAATTCGTGAAACAATGATCGAAGAGCACGAATCCTATTACGGTACCCCGTGTGGTGCGTCCAGGATAGTGGCGTATGACGGTCGGTCCTATCCGTGCGGGTACTCAGAGAATCATGAGGGCACAACGTTTCGATGGGTGACCAGCGGTGGAAACCTCCTCGAAATCAGAAACTCCATATTGGACCGGTCTGTGGTCGTTATCGGTCGCCGCCACGGGATTCCGTGGCAGTTTTTCTCGGAGAAGCAACATTGCAAATTGCATTGGGACCTCATTGACTCGCAGTCAGAAGAGCCTCCGTATAATGCGGGTAACGGTGATTTTGTCGGGTAATTCTGGCGGAGAGATGCCAGGGGAGAGAAAAAGGCTTATCTAGCCCAAGAGGGCGAGGTATTTTGCGGGAAATTAAACTAAACCATAACCTGATTGACCCCCAACGGGCTCATCAACCTGATTGACCCCATCGGCCAATCGGCCACAACAAAGGAGAAATGAAAATGGATATCTTCACGGAAATAGACAGAATGATGGATGAACTTCCATTAGAAAAACCAATCGCATGGTGGGCCGTGGTTATGGATGCCCCCAGGCATTGGGGCGTCGAAGAAGAATATGAAGGAATTTATGATTCTTATAAAAATGTGTCCGGTTCATTCGCGTCCCATCGTGAGGCGCAAGAGCACGCGGATCAATTAAACCGCTGATGCGCAAAGGAGAACTATGAAGAAAATCAAAAAACAACTTACCCTCGCCCCTGATGTCATAAATCTGCTCGATCGCGTCGGCAACATCTCCGACTACATCGAGCATGCAGTCCGTGAAAGGTTCCAGCGGGCCACCCAGTCCCTGTCTACCCTGCAGGCGGCCGGGTGGACACCCAATGAGATATTGGCCGCCTGCGATGTCCTGAACGGCTCGTGGCTGCTCGTCCAGTCCCCCACCTGGCACGGCGCCTCAATGGCGGACGGGCCAGAGTACGCCGAGAAATGGGACATCACCCAAGACCGATGGCTCGAGCTCGCCAAGCAGGTCTCGACATCAGAGCACATCGCATTCTCGATCGACCTCGTCGTCTCCGAGTTCTGGGCTGGCAACGCCCACCTTGAAAATTTAATTTCAAGGGGTAAATGAACCTCACCACCATCGCGATCATCGCGGCCATGGTGATGGCCATATCCACGCCGACGCCCTCAACCATTAATTGTATCCAGTTGATACGCCTCTCCCACCTCACAGCAAGGAACGCGCCCCCACATATTCCAGTAGGGCGGGCGTGTTCTGACTTGCCTCTGAGCTCCATCTTTTGGAAGATACCGATTCGCTCGGCCATCCTTCACAAGTGAGAAATCATCGGCTATCTCTTCGGTGGTAATGTCCACGATCCGACCTTTGCCAGCGGCCCGTTTTCTGCCGAGAAATTTGATGTTTTTCTTCAGGATCTGGTGAACGCGGCCCCTTGGGCCCAGGGCATAGGCTACAAATTGATGAGAAAGCACCAGCGGCATCGGTACACAGTATTTCCGATAGGTGCTCATCTGCATATTCGGTGATCCCTTTGTGATCTCAATTCGATTCTCACGAAAACGCTTGATGAAGCGCTGCATCCCCCACTGTTTATCCCCCACCGGTAGGATGGCGCTGGCGGTCCAGCCCCATTGGCCCCCAATATGCCATTTTCCGAGTGGCAGCCGTGGTTCAAACGGCTTTTCATCGGCCGCCGGTGGCTCCCCTGACGTCTGGTATAAACACAACGCCCACGCCAATAGTCCATCCAGGTGCATTGGTTCGGACGGGTCGTAGAAGGCACCAGTGCCATCCATGTGGAAAGTTATTTTAAGTGGTCTAAGAGCCATCCTTCACATCCTTCATCTCCCAGCTCATGGAATAGTCCGCGTTCTTGAAGAGCTCAGCAATCCCGGTGAGCTGCTTGTATCGATGGACCGTATCCTCATCGATCCCAAGGTGGGCGCAGATTTCATCCTCGGACATCCCTTGTTCGATGAGCGCCCGGATGACATCCGCATCAAGATCTACTTGGTGAACACCGCGGGCCTTATTGAACTGCACCGTTGCCGCCATTCTCTTCTTGATGTCATGGTCAAGTACCACCAGCGGGATGTAGTCGAACTCCAACCAGCCATCCCCGCCGATAATCGTCCGATGAAAGCCATCTATCACGACAAAGAGCTCGGACTCATCATCGTAGATCACCACCACTGGGAAACAAAATCCGTTGTCGAGAATCGACTGACTCAATAGCGCCATCTTCTCGGCTGGTACGTGGTTTGGGTTATACTGATTTTCTATGATGAGTTTTGTCGAGGCCAGAATCGTGTTGCAACACGGGACGAGTACTTTACCTCGCGTCTTCGAGTTGATGTAGACGTGCTCCAACTTGTCTCTAATCTCGAGAAACTGCTCTATTGTGTCGACGCGATGTACCATCACAAAACCTCGTCGTAGTATTTGATGAGATCTTCCCGTGGGTCTGGTTTATTGTCCACGGGGAGGTTGTTTTCATAATCGTTTAAAATAAGCTGCCGGCATTGCTGCCTCGCCACATATTCGTTGTTTAGGTGCTTCCTGAAGCGTTTTTGAAATATCGAAAGTCTCTCCTGATCCTGATGGGTGGAAATGAGAAAATCACGGTAGGTGATCCATGACTTGAAATTCTTTGGGAGCTTTCTGCATGCAAACAGCTTTGCGTTCTTTCCAGTTTCCTGAGCAAGTGAGATGCCCTTGATGCGTTTGCTCAGTTGGTCAAAGGTCTTCGGCTCAAACTCTGGAAGATCACAGATGCTCTTGAAAGCCCGTTCATGGATCAGCGAGGACACCCTCATTTGGGTGATTGGATAGCCCTTCTTGAACTGCATATCATAGATCTTCGAGTACCGGATGCCGGCGTCATGGATATACTTCCAGACATCATGGAAATTCCAGTCATACAGTGGATAAAGGGCCACGTTGTTGCCCTTCTTCGTGCCCCAATATACCTTCTTCCCGCCGATCAGAACGGGGTTCTTGACCACTGCGCGCCACCTGTTTGGGGACTCCCCCGCGGCCCTCAGCCCTACCAAAAATGCGGCGCTGTGGTAGCACCGCTCGAAGTTGTCGATGACATCGTAGAACCCAAACCCTTTGTTTTTGTCGCGAACCGTCTGTTCTTCCGCTGGCCACATTCGGTGCTGAATGGCGAACGGCTTTTTGTGACGCATCCAGATCTCGTGCTTGCCTGCCTCCCAACAGATGAGCTGTCCCTCAGACACAGACGTGGAGTTCGTGAGGCAACACTCAATCTGAAACCAGATCTTCGTCACGGTGTCCGGAAAGAGGTCCATCAGGTAGTCGACCTGATCAACTGTGCTCTGGTACACCACCTCTTCGTCTAGAAAATAAAGCCCAACTTTTCTCCCCCTCGAGGACGCCTCATGGAGGGCCAGATAAGCCAACACTGTTGAGTCTTTTCCACCGCTGATGGACACGATGATGGTCTCGAATTCATCAAAGATGAAAGCCATCCGCTCCCGGGCGGCATCAAGGACGGTCTTATTGCTGTAGGACTGAACGAGCATTTTCAATCCTCTCTGCCCACTTTTGGTACCTATCCAGATACCACTGATCCACCTTGAGGTCTGTCACCAGTACTTCGAAGTCGACCTGGCCAGACAGCGTTATAAAATCAGAGAAGTCTATGAAATTATGGGGAAGTTCAAAGACAGTGTTATCCGGTGGAAATAACTTCTCTCGATAGGTTTTCAACGTCGGAATCTTCAACCGGTTATTCCTCCCAACATAGTTCACGTCGGCGCGGACCAACCTCTGGCGGGTTTTCCCACCGATTAGATAGAGGTTACGCGGTATAGTATGGGGATCCTTCAGCCCTATTTCATCAATGAGTTTCCTTTTTTTCTTCTGATAGATCGCATGCGTCTGAGTGTTCGCCTTGGTTATTATCGGTGAAATTGTGATCGGTCGGATTCGGTTTACTATTTTGCACTCAGCCAGCAACTCACGTCGGAACGATTCACGTTTCCAGCGGCTCCTCGTGTCGAAATCAAATAGGATCATGAAGTCATTAAAAGTATCGATGAGTGGAAGGTTTTGAAAGATGATCTGGTGATGTGTTTGATTCAGGTAATTGCGGATGCAGTTGTATGTCAGGTCGTATCTATTTTGGGTGCGGAGACACTCGTTGATTACAATCAGAGTGTTGTGGTCAATCTCTTGCAGGAGGCGGTAGTAGTATTTGTATTTTATGGCGTCACTGTATTCTATTGTTTCGGCATCATCTGGTTGAAAAACGAACTTCTCTGGAGAAATCATAAACGTTTTTTTTATTTTGTGTCTTGTGCAGTATCTTCTAACACCGTCAATTTTCTCTTCAATTGAAACGCCAAGGAAAATCATTTTCTAACCATCCACCATCCGTATTGATATCGACGGAACCGTATAAACCCAGCCGCCTCATGAAGTCGGATACCAGCAATATTATCGTCTCTTACACATGCAACAAGTTCTCCGCTGATACTGTTATATATACCAAGGGCAATCCCGCGTCCGCGGTATTCTGGAAGCACAAAAATTGGCCCAATTCGACGCCCATATTTACAACTGTGAGGATGATAAACTCCAACAATCTTTCCACTGTAATATATTGGAGTCGGCGCAGTTTTGGGCTTCAAACTTGATTGATATTCTTTTCTGGCCTCCCGAACTACCTCCTCAAGCCTCATTTGGTTAATATTTTCTGCGTCATCGCCGCGCGTTTGGCATTTAGTTCAATTCCTACAAATTTCATATTGTTTTTAATTGCGCATTTTGCGCTCATTCCCTTGCCACAGCATGGATCAAAAACGATGGCACCATCTTTCGCAACGGCGGAAAGAATCCCCATCGTCATCTTCACCCCACCATTGAGTTCAGTTGGTACTATATGTGTCCCCGCGTGCCATAGAAAGTTTCGATACCTCTTCGCGCCCCCCCGATATGAACACTCAAACCGCTGCGTCTCCTGAATACCGACGGACGCCATCTCAGCCGCCAACTCGTCGATCCAGCGGGTCCCCATCTCAACGAAAATCTCCGATGTCGGATTTGTGCTATCCTTCACCACCTGGCAGAATAAATGAAGAAATTTTTTCCAGTTGACTTCATTTCCTTCATTGTTCATCGTCCTCCAGTAGCGGAGATTACCAGGTCCCCAGGGTGGGTCTGAGTAGACAATATCAGCCTTCTTTCCCTGTAGTACCATTTTTGCGCGCTCCAAAGTAAGCTCCCCAATCAATACTGTGTTGCTCACGGTGTTACTCATTGTGTTCCCCTTTCTCTTAGTCTGCGAAATTGTTCTGGATAGTAACGTCGTAAATGTTCAATATCCTGACCCTTCCACCAAATTGTTGGCAATGCCCATGAAAGGCGGATCTCCTCCGGTTCCCATATGGCGTTTTTAAAATAGCATGGGTTTATTTCAATATCCACAGCAGAAAGATAGGCGAAGACGTCCTGTGATGTCCAGCTGCTCAGCGGGCAACAGTGCCATTTTCCGTTGTTGAGCTGGTATATGTGCCCACGCGCCTGGAAGTTTTTTCGGCGGCCAGGGCTTTCCTGAGAGCGTAGACCAATAAAGGCACCACTGCAGCCAAGTTTCTCCTGTTCCTCATGGAGCACATCGAGGAAGGCCTCCCTCGTTAATGGGTGGGATTTCTTACAGAGGTCCTCGTCGCCAATCTGAAACATCTTGGTCCTTTCCCACACGCTAAATTCTGGTTCCACACGATGGATGGTCCACCCCTGCTCTGCAGCCACCCTTTCCATGTAGGGCGACTTCTCTGGCCAGTCACAGTCATCAAACTGGGAAACAATAGGGCAGGTCGGAAGGAGCGACTTCACGATGTGCGTCATCGCCGTAGAGTCTTTCCCACCGCTCCACATGATGCAAAACCTAACATCGGAATCAAAAAGCGCCTCAGTAGTAATTTCTATCGACTCACGAACCTTCTGCTTGAACGCTCTCGTCTTTGCGTGAACCCGCCATCCGAGAATATGGGTATCATTCATCGGCCAGTTCCTTCTGACTTGGAAGCAGATAGCACAGAAAGCGATAGAGCGGAGACGCGGCAATCGGTCGAGCCCACCGCTCGAGCTCAAGCCATTTGTCCACACCCACCTTTTTTAGAAAAAAAGGCGGACAGGCAAGGGACTCCAATGTCGGCCGGCTGAACCCGCGTCTCAGTTCCTCGTTCAGCCGCTCCCATACCCTCATTAGGTAGCCATGGTCGGAGCAGTCAACATCGAGAGCTTCGAAACGCCAGAACCGGACTCCGTTTGCGTTGACGCGAGCCCATAGTGATCCGTGCTTCTTGTAGCTCGTCGTCACATACCCAGACCAGACTGCAGGGTACTTCTCTTCAATCACAATCTCCCTGACGCCGATCCGGTCGAGCAAGACAAGATCCGTTCCATCACAGATCCATGACCAGGACCGCTCTGGACGAAATCGAAGTACCCGATAGGCATCCACCGAAACCCAATCTGATAATGGTGCCTTCAGAATCGCTTCGTTGGTGAATCCCTTCTTCAGAAGGGCCTTTCGAGGGACACACGGGGCGCGCGCTCCAGTGACCGCGCAAACATGCTCCACCGTCTCAAAATCGCACCCCGAGTCCTCTTCTGATATACACGGGGCTATCAACTGAATCGGATGCATCAAGCTTCCTCAGCGTTGATGGCCCCGATCTCCAACAAAAACGCCAGGATGTCGGCCTTTGATTGCTCCATAAAATCAAGATAGGTAACCGGCGATGGGACATTCTCCGCCGATATTTCTACGGCGCCAAGTCCTCGTCGATTCTCGGCGCCGAGCATCCCCCTGGCTGCAAGAAGATCGAGCCCGTGCCCCAATGCAGAGCGCTCAATCTCTGTCGCGTTGGATTCGATATTGAATCCGCCCGTGAGATCTACTCCGGCCTTCATTACTTCGGTATTCGCGATCATGCTGGAATTGTCATCGTGAGCCTCATGATCTTCGCGTCGTGTCAGAAATGTCCACTCAAACAGATCCGCCACCGGTACATCTCCGTTGCCCCATTCATAACATACCGGGCGGAGATCGTGACACTGAAACCTACCATTCAAAATCCGGCGCCCGAGGGCTGCACCGAATAGAGACAGCGGCGGAAGGGTGTTCCGAACCTGATAGAATCCCTCCGCTCGAGCTGCGCCATTCTTCCCAAGGATCTTCCCCAGTCCCTTCTCCGCCGCGCTGTTCTCCTCAAGGGCACCACCGGCATAAAGCGCATGGAAGAACCATAAAGAGACAGGGGGATTGTCACGCCTTGGCCTCATCCCCAGTCGCCGGATAAAATCATCGGCGAGCAAATCGCGCATTTGCCCACGAACTGCGTTTCCAGCATAGAATGGTAGAGATAGGGTGTCTCCGGTAGTGCTCAGCACATGCATCCGACGAAATAGAGTACAGTTGCCAGACTTGGTATCAGCACCGTGGGCGAGGGGAGAAAGGCACTTCACGTTTATGGCTATCTCCGCCGCTGGGGCCTTCACCGCTGTTCCTGACCTTCTTGATTCGGAGATGTCAATGGTTGCGACAGTCTCGGCCAGATCGTCCTTCTTCAGGAGACATAGAGATGTGATTATAGCCGGATACTGCCGAACCCAGTCGAATACGCCGGCGGAAGAGATGCCCCCTGCGCAACGAATGAACTCCGACACCGTGGTTGAATCCAATGATCCAAAAGAACAGTCGACGGACTCACCCAGGCGGTTTACCGCGGCCAGCAACGACGGCTCAGTGCATGCGGCCTTCAACCGGTCAGTGAAGAAGTCAGCATATTTGCGCCTTGTTTTCATGCTCGAATTGAAATAGATTTGACGGATTACGGTAACCGTCTTTATCAACGTTTCGTTACTCATCCTTGCCTCGCTGTTGATACCAAAACCGCCGCAGAACGGACCTTCTCCATGGCTTCGTCTCCGTACCCCCATAGATCATTTGGGTTGCCACAATACCACTCCGGCCATGGACCAAAATGATGGGCTGGCACCGTAGCACCGGTGAGAATGTATGCAGCGAAGGACTTTGTCATGGCCTTGAGCGTCCCGCCGCCGCCAAATCTACCCCACCGGTGGGTATTCCATCTATGGCTGTCCGGCTTCGAGTAACACGGCAGTAAATTCCGCCCATATGGCTCGACGAAATAAAGCCTACCATTCCCCCAGATTTTGAATTCTGCGACCGTGCCATTGTAGGAGTAGAATTTTCTCCCACATGAAGCAATCACGCTGATCAGCTTGTTGATTTGACGCATGCGCTTCTGTTTCATATCCATGATTGATTACGCCTTTGGCTGGCAGAGCGGACTTAAACCGATGTCTGTCTGTTCAACAGGCATGGCAGCCGCCTTGACGCTTCACAGAGGATTGCTGGGGACAACACCCCAGGCTGACGCCCTCTCCACGTCCGTTTTCCGTCTCCCAGTGCCCCTGGGCGACGTATTCCTCGCATCTTCCGGGCGGACTTTTCTCACGCATGAATCACCCCAGGCCGGCTCACCATGGACCCAATAATGACGCCTTGAACATCCTCAGCGGCATGGATCGCCTCCCCTGGGGTGTCCCAGAAAAACTGAGATGTTCCAGTTTTGGCGACATCGTGTCCAGCGAGTGAGCCCACCCACTTGGTTTTGCCATCGACCTTCACCCGTCTGCAGCTAACCACACCGATGGCGAGCTCCAGAAGTTGCTGCTGGGATGGTTCGTGCATCATGTCTGTTTTTGCGCGCAAAGCCACTCAGGAACGGCGTAGCCGAATTCCTGCAAAAAGCTGACGACAGCCTCACTAGTGAACCGCAAGTGCCGGCCTGGAGTGCGGAACCCGTCCAATGCACCTCGGTTCACCCAGTTGTGGATTGTTTTCAGGTCACACCCGCAGATTTCAGCAATCCTTGGGGCGGTCAAGTATTTGGGTTTTCGGCGCATCGAAGCTGGTCTCATAATTGGCCGTCTTTTTTGTGTCAGTCCTCGTGCCATTTTCATTACCTCCTGTGTGTTTATTTCGGCCACTCGTGGTACTCGACACCGCAGAGTGTTTTGTTGCCATCACCATCCTGTTTGAAAAAGAACGGCACGCCAGCTGCCCGGCATTGATCGCGCAAGTCAAGCGCCCATTCGTTCTTAAATGGCCGTTTTCTTGGTCCCGTTTCTGCGCCGCAGATGACCCAGTCAGGTGACCGATCCCATCGGCTAGATACCTTTGTAGAATAGCCGCCACCGTCTAATTCATAGAGTCCCCATTGATTGCATAGGTCGACCGGCCCGAGCATCGGCTCTACCGATACACATCTAACATCCGCCGGGCATCGCGACAGCCAACGCCATCGCTCTTCGGCGGTTCTCTGATCCTCGACGCTGACGCCGGGGATTACGTTACGGGGCGGCCACGGTGCATCAGGGGCAGGTCCGTATTTACAATGGATCGGCCCGTCTCCTTCTGGTTCAGCCAATTGAAGCAGCTGCCAGGCGCAATTCAACGCTTCAGGATGAGGATCACCAACCGGATAACCGCCTATGTTTTGCGTGTTGCGATACCAATGGAACATCCTTTCGGCCCGCTTCGTCAAAATGATGAAAGTGTGCTGTGGGCATGCCATCATCGCCCCATAGGCGGCTGCAATCTGCTCATCTGAAACCGACATGTGAAAAAGATCCCCCATAAACTGGACGCCAATGACGGAGGGCTTCTTCAGCTTGAATGGTGCTGAGAGTTCCTCGGTGTTCAGCCATGGCCCATTACCGGCATATGCTCGTCGAGCTTCTGGTTTCAATATAAAGTTTCCTGCCATCCGATTCGCCATTCTAAGGTGCCAGCAATTCTTACACCCATCCGACACCGGAGAACACCGCATAGCCAGCGGGTTCCAGGTGTGGGTTAGGTATTCTATCTTTGTCCGTTGCATTACTCCTCAACGCCGAAAAGATCATCAAAATCCGATGGGAGATTTAGCCAGTTGTCAGCATCATCTTGGCTGATCGCGCCAACGCCAACCATCCCTGCCAGGTCCTTCCTCAGGAGTCTCATGAGTTGATCCCTGGCATCCTCATCAAAATTCCAATGTCCAATGTCTGCGAAGTCCATTATTTACCTCCATTCATCATCTTCTTGGGTATTTTTTATCTTTATTTTCTCCTTGTCAATCTTATTTTTTGTTTTTTATTTCTTTGGCAGGTTTTTTTATTTATATCTACCCCTTGGCGGGTTTGTTCTTCCCATAACTCTGCGCCGCGGAGATGAGCGGCTGCTATCCTCGGCGCCGCGGTGGTGAGCAGCTGCTATCCTCGGCGCCGCGGTGGTGAGCAGCTTATAAAAAAGTGTCCAAAAAGTGTCCAAAACAGTGTGGATTCATGTTGATTCCCGTTGACTCACGGACACTCGACCATCCGTCCAATAGACCGTCATGATTGACAAATATTAAAGATTACGCCTACTTCCTGAAACGATTTTTAAGTTCTTCTAAGCCGTGGGTCACAGGTTCGAGTCCTGTCGGGCGTGCCTAATTCTTAAACAATTTCAACACTTTAACTGATGTAGTACATTGTATTCTGATGTAGTTTTTAGAAAATGTGTCCAAAATGTGTCCAATTTTTTCGGCTTTTCTTTGACCGCAGAACCCACTTGCCTCACACCTCCGGCCGCCTCCTTTTTTGCTCCCGGAGTTCTTCCCGCCGCGCCCGCTCCATCCGCCTGACGGCGTTTTTCAGATCCGCGTTGTCCACGATATTGTAGCGGTCAAACACATTCCGCGTCCGGTGCCCAGACATCGCCATCACCACCGATTCCGGGATTCCCCTCTTCCTCGCGTTGGTAACAAAGCTCCGACGTAGGTCATGGAAGATCACCCCATTGTCCCTGCCGTAAACGAGCCCAGCTGCCTCACACGCCCGCTTGAACATCTTCTTGATGTCCACCCAGGGCTCGCCCGTCTGCGGATTGATGATGGCGTAGCCGTTGATTGACAACAACCCATCATCGATGCCCTTCAGCGCTTGGAGCTCCCGGATGGCCCTGTCCGTCAAATAGATCTCCCGAGACTCATCCGTCTTCGTGTCCCATGGGGCGAGATAGGCCACACCGGTGTGAAGGTTCAGCTGACTCCACCTCAACATCAGAATCTCCATCTTCCGCATCCCGCAGTCATACGCCAACAGGATGATCGGGCGCAATGGTGGGTCCGCCTTCTCGAGCAGCACTTCGAACCTTCGCTCGCTGATCACAACCTGCCGGATATTGGACTCGTGGAGCGCCCTGACTAGCGCGATGGGATTCATCCGTAGATCACCGCGCCGAACCGCATAGTTGATCATGCGCTTCAAAAGCCCAACCTCCCGGTTGATGGTCCCGATCGCCGGCACCCGCTTCGTCCGGTTGCTCACTTCATCCATCCGCCTGCTGCGGTACTGCTCAACATGTGTCAGCGCGAGCTGCTCGACCTTCCGCTTCCCCAGCAACCGGGTCAAATGCTTGGCCCGTCCGACATCGTCCCGCCATGAATCGTTATCACGCCGCGTGATGGGCTCGTAGATTTTCCAGACCTGTTCGACCGTCAAATTGCTTCCCGTCTCAAAGTAGCGCCCCTCAAATGCTGCCGTCTTCACCTTGGACTCGTACAGGAGGGCCATCTCTTTCGTCGGTATCTTCTTCTTCCTGACCCGCTTCTCGCGACCATCTCTCATGGTCACACGGATGTCAGCCATCCACCATGCTTTTCCGTCCCTCGCCGTATATTTTTTGACGCCCAATTCACCAACCTCCTTTCTGCTCCAGGAAGTAGGCGTCAGAGATCGGATACAAGATCTCCGACATTCGGATCAATCGGATTCTGCTGGTGGGCAAGAAGAACTGCATCGATGTCTTTTTTTCGGAAACGCGTCAGACGCCCCAACTTGACATACGGAATCGCCCCGCGCCTGGTGGCCTGGTAAACGGCTCGTCTGCTCGGAAGTCGAAGGTATTCAGCAACTTCATCAGCCGTCATCCAATGTCCATCATCTTGGGTTGTTTTTGCATCAGGCATCATCAAATCCTCTTCGTTCACTGCACGCTTGTCCAGTTAATCAGGCAACACTATCCACGTCAACCATTTTCTATCAATTAAATGGTCTACCTGGATATTTCTGAGCCTTCCTGTTTCCTAGTGTTCACTCACTGAAAGAAGCGTGCCATACCGAAAAACGAAACAAAAAGACCCTTCCCCCCTCCTCCTGTTCGGTTTAGGTAATGATCTCCGCACTCATCAGACTCCGGTAAACGCGAAAGGTAATTACCCTTTTATTTTATACTGTTATGAACTGTTGTGGAATAAATGTGCGGGGCACGCCGATATGGGTTGATGATGAATGGACCAGGCAGAGTTCAACTGCCCTGGTGGGGTGGCGTGCCCCTATGTAGGTTTGATACTGCCCTACACACACTGAACAGTCAAGCAGTATTTTGCCTTATTGGGGTTTTTTAAAATATTTTTTTGCTTTGTGGGGTCTTTTGATTGTCTTTTTATGCCGACCAGGGAATTATAACACATCCCGTGGCTTCAAACCTTCAGGCAGATCTGCGATGCTCACCTGCGTGCCGCGCAGGTACAAGTAGCCGCCGACGGACTGCAACTGCCCAAGGTCGCTCACCTGCGTGCCGCGCAGGTCCAGGGAGCCGCCGACGGACTGCAGCTGCCCAAGGTCGCTCACCTGCGTGCCGCGCAGGTCCAGGGAGCCGCCGACGGACTGCAACTGCCCGAGGTCGCTCACCTGCGTGCCGCGCAGGTACAGGGAGCCGCCGACGGACTGCAACTGCCCGAGGTCGCTCACCTGCGTGCCGCGCAGGTCCAGGGAGCCGCCGGCGGACTGCAACTGCCCAAGGTCGCTCACCTGCGTGCCGCGCAGGTCCAGGGAGCCGCCGACGGACTGCAGCTGCCCAAGGTCGCTCACCTGCGTGCCGCGCAGGTCCAGGGAGCCGCCGATATGAGTCATATTATTCGGTATCTTATTTATTTTGCGACCCTCGTAATAAAGCACTCCAGACGAAGTCGCAAAGCGCCCTGACCACCACTTCGGCATCTCTAGTAGGCACATCTGTTGAGCCCATTTTGGGTTGTACCAATCTGGCACAGCGCCTTGATCTGTTTCCAACTTCCACTTCTCTGGCGGCGATGAATAGTCACCATCCGGCGGGATCAACTCCACTCGCACAAATGCAGGCTCCATGCGTGAGTCCACTAGTTTGTGTTTTTTGATAATATCCTCGTGGCTGTCTGTCTCGCAAAACAGAGCGCGCTCACGCGTGATGATAAAACTCGCTGGGTTACACATAGTTATATCTCCTCTGGCGCTTTGGCGCCCGTTAATATCCCAACCCCTCCTTGATTATCGGATACCGCGCCGCCTCCCGATATTGATCCGCCGTTTCTTGGTCCAGCCAGTTGACATCAAGTCCAAATGCAATCGTAGAGATCCCGCGCTCCCTGCTGCTCCGTCGGGCGAGATGGAAGTCGTGCGGTGCTGCCACCTTACAGCAGACAGCAACGTCCTCTACCGGTACCGTCGCCGTGACGATCAACCATTCGTTCCCTTCCCCAATGAAGTGCTGACACACCCGAAAGTAAACAATCTCTCGCTTATCCCGGGTGGTGATGTCGGTGAGCACGTTAAAGAGATCGCGCGCCGTCTGGCTGTGGTCGATCCCTTCGTCTGCACTGACCCGAATCGCTGTTTTTTCCTTCGTTGCTCCTAAGTTTTCCATCTTCGCCTCCTGCCGGCCATTGGCCGGGTTGTTTCAGTATCCTTGCCAACCGGCCTCTTTGGGCGCCGGCGCCATTTGACGATTGCCATCAAACGGACCATCCTCGTGCCGCCAGCCGCGAATGAACATCTGAGACATATCCGCCCACATCTTTGCGGACCCCGTTTTTCCGTGGTTTGCCTTTGTGATGATGAGCTCCATCTGGCGCGATTCGTCCTCTTCGGAATAATACCCAGGCCGATACAGCATCCAAACGCAGCGCGCCACCTGTTCTATCGCCCCGCTCTGTCTCAAGTCGGAGAGGACAGGACGATGGTTCGTTCTCTTTTCGACATCCCGGTTGAGCTGCACCCCGAGAAGAGCCGGGATGCCGAGTTGCTTCGCGATATCTCTGCACCCCTTCGCCGCCCTCTCCGTTTGGGCCGTGAGACTATCACCCTTCTCAGGTATCTCCCCGAGATGATCTACTATCAGCAAATCAAGGCCGTGAAGGTCTTTGTGCATGGCGGCGACCTGCGCTATCTGGTTCGATGAAAGACCCGTTCGGTCGTCAATCCAGAGGGATTGTCCGGAGAGCCTGTTTATCGCTGAAACCAAATTGGGAAACTCAGAGCCTTTCACCTCTCGCCTGATGATTTTCGTGAGATCGCACCTGGCGAAACGAGCCAAGAGCCTGGCGGACAGATAGCGAATCTCATCCTCGAGAGATACAAACAGTACCCTCTTATTTTGGAGGGCCGCATTGGTCGCCACGTTCAGAAGGAACGTCGACTTACCCATGCTTGGGCGGCCGGCGAGAACAGTGAGGAGCCCTGGGAACAACCCGCCGGTCATAAAGTCCACAGTGTCGATGCCGGTCTTGACGACCGCGGGGTCTTCCTCCTTTTTGTCAAGCTCCGCATAGAGAACCCGCATCGTGCTGTCGACAGTCGTCGGGCCTCTACCCGACACATCACTCCTGTTCGCGATGTCGATTATCGACCGCCGGACCTCAGCGACATACTCATCGACGTCATCTCCATTCGCCAAAAACCCCTTGGCTACCATCTCTTGGCAGCAGTAGATAATGGATCGCTGCACCGATTTTTGCTTGACGATCCTCGCGTAGTTGTCAACGTTGGCAATGGTCGAGACGCTGTCCGTGAGCTTGCTGAGCGCGATGGCGCCGCCGGCCCGCTGGAGATCTCCCTTTCCCTTCAGGTGATTTCCGAGCGTGAGGTGGTCGATTGGCTCCCCAGCTTGTTGAAGGTCCACCATCGCCTCGAAAATGCGGCGGTGAGCCTCAACATAGAAGTCTTCCGAGGCGACAACCCCCTTGACTACCACCAGCGCCTTCTCATTCAAAAGCACCGCGCCGAGACACGCTTGCTCCGCCTCGAAGCTGTACGGGGGGACCCTGCCTGTGGGAGATCCGTACTGATCCGGCGGGGGAAAGGCTCCTTGTTGATGTTTTGCGGATACTGCTGGCTGTTTTTCCGCACGCCGATCCCTGCGGGTGGCATGCTCTCTGATGATCTTTTCTAGATCTTCCCGTGTACCGCGAAAATCTGCTGCGTCGTCTTTCTCGTTCCCGGTGGTGATGATGACAACGCTCTTGGCAATACCATCGAGGGCCGCGGCAATTTTTTTCATGTGATCGCGTCCTGCTTCATCCGCGTCTGCCCACAGAATCACATCCTGGTCGGTACAGGTCCTCTGGAGCACCTCTTTGCTCGGCCACGAGCTCGCCCCGCACACCGTCCCCAACGCATAGAGCCCGAGCCGCGCCGCCGCGTTGGCGGCCTTCTCTCCCTCACATATCGTTACGCGGTTATCATCACCCTGTTTTGGCGGAGAGTACAGAGGGATATCCCGAACCTTCAGTCCACCGAGCCCGGATTCTCCATTTCTTCTCCAGAAGAACTTCTTTCCGTCAGGCTCATCAACTCGAACGTGCTCGACATACCCGCCATCGGATAGTTCGATCCGGTATGCTGTCTGGCATGACGGACTTAAACCGATGTCTGTCTGGTTAACAGGCATGGATGCCGCCTTGACGCTTCACAGAGGATTGCTGGGGACAAGCCCCCAGGCTGACGCCCTCTCCACGTCCGTTTTCCGTCTCCCAGTACCCCTGGGCGACGTGTTCGTTGAGCCGGATCTTGTGCAGCGAGTGCGTCATTTATGCGTCCTTGGCCGGGCCGAGCCCCTTACTCCATATCCCATCTCCGATAGCGGCGACGATCGCCTCCTCGTCGCACCCCTCGGAGCACTCGAACGAGATATCCCACGTATCTGGGTCTATGTTGATCAACATGCTGTGCTCGTGATCATCATGGACCGGACAGTGCGCGATGTAGCCCCTTATAGACGTCTTCACGCCCTCGAGGCGCGGGAACAGATCATCGAGAATCCGCTGCTTCGGCGCCAACTCCCTCTCACGCTCCTCTTCGGCCTTGCGCAGTTTGTCTTCCAATGGAATGAAGCACCCCCCATACCCGCCCTCTGGAATTTGAGGGCCTCTGTCATGACCTTGAGATTGATTTTTTCGGATACTCTTTTGAATGCAATTCATCAGCCATTGGTGGAGGAGATTTCTCCCGTTTTTGTCGTAGACAGGATCCGTTGGGAGTCGAAGAAGCACGATGCGCCGAATCCACGTCTCCTGGTCCTCTTCCAACTGCATCAGGAACGGCTTCGCCTGCTGCACAAACGCGATGGCGTCCTCCGTCCGACACTCCTTCCAGGTCGTGAGGATTGTCCTGGCTACGGCACGGTCTTTCTCCAGAGGGAGGAACGCCAACGCTTCCTCGATTGGCTGTAGATCAATGTCGACTTTTGATGTCTCTTCAGAATCAGAATTGAAACTTCTATTTGGATGTGGTTTCTTGTCCGATTCGACTTCCGTCTTGGTTTTCGATGTTTTTATGTTTGTATATATATTTTCTCTGTCTCTGTCTCTGTCTCTGGGTAACGCGTTACCTTGTGACACTAACGCGTTACCTTTTTTTCTCGCCCGAGATCTTCTCATTGCGGCAGCCTTTGAGCCGTCCTGATCTTGGGTCCTGTCGCGATATTTTTTTCGGTTCAGTACTATCCACCCACCATCACAATCAGCAATGCGCCGCCCCTCATTTTCTTCTGTTCTAGAATATGGGTCAGGAGACTTAAGCTTTTGTAATATCTCCTCAAATCGCTCGATTGTAACGCGACAAAGCGAAGCCATTCCGGGTATCGATCCCTCAACTTTACTGTCCGCATCTGAAAGGGCAAGAAACGCCACCCACACACGAAGTACATCATGGTCCTCGCACCATATGCTTGATGTAACAATGTTAGAAAAAAGCTTTGTGTATCCCATTTGTTGGCCTCGTGGTTCTCCTCTGGTAATGCGTTACCAATTAAATAACGCGTTACTTTTTCGGTAACGCGTTATGGTGTTTACGCATCCGGCGTTGCCCCGGTAAACCGGAACGCCCGCTGCCGCGGCTCCTCATCTTCTTCCTCTGAAAAATCGTCGTCGACCTCTGACAGATCCTCCAGTTGCTCGAAATCCTCCATGGTCTGGCACTCCTCAACATTCCTGCGAATGCGGTGAGCCAACTGGAAAAAATCCGGATCACCCACCATCATATTAACGATGGCGCACTCGCCCTTCGCTGTGACCAGCGTGGTGCTGGTTTCCGCAAGAGTGCCGTCTCGGTGATGCCGAGTCCCGTTGTGGATAACGAACCAGCCAGCATGGCATGACGGACTTGAACCGATGTCTGTATGTTTAACAGCCATGGCAGCCGCCTTGACGCTTCGCAGAGGATTGCTGGGGGCTGGCCCCCAGGCTGATGCCCTCTCCACGTCCGTTTTCCGTCTCCCAGTACCCCTGGGCGACGTATTCGTTTAGATTGATTGCCGCATTGACGTCCCGGTCGTGGGTGGTCCCACAGTTGGAACACCGCCATTTCCGTTTGCCGAGCGCAAGTTGCTCGTTGAGCTCTCCGCACTCCGAGCACAACTGACTCGAGGGGAAGTCCCGCTGGACCACCACCACCAGGCACCCGGCGAGCTCGCCCTTGTACTGAAGCTGCCGGCGAAACTCATACCACCCGGCGTCGCTGATGTACTTGGCCAGGTGCCGGTTCTGGAGCATCCCTCGAACATCGAGGTCCTCCACGGCAATTTGTCCAAACCGCTGCACCAGGTCCGTTGACAGCTTGTTGGCGTAGTCGCCACGGATATGGGCGATGCGGGCGTGCAGCCGGCCCAGGCGCGCCTTGGTGGCGTTCCTTCGGCGGCTGCCACGCTTCCTGCGTGCGAGCTCCTTGTTCAACTTCCGGAGCTTCGGCTCGATCTTGCGGAGCGCCTTCGGTCCCGGGTGTTTCTCCCCGTTGCTCAGTACCACCAGGTCCTTGATGCCCAGGTCCACCCCCACGCTCGCTTGGCTTTTGCAAGCATGCGGGTATTTCCAGTCATCAGGGAGCTCGACCTGTACCGCTGCGTACCAGGCGTCCGCCTCCCGGGAGATCACTGCCGACAGCGGCCTCCCCGGGAACCGAAGCTCCTCGGCCATCTTCACCCAGCCCAATCTCGATATGCGGATCTTTTGGCCCTCTATTTTGAAGGCGTTCAAACCGATATAAAAAGAGTCCTTGCACCTGCCTTTCTTTTTGAACTTCGGATGCCGTGCCTTTTTCTGGAAGTACTTCTTGAAGGCGTCGCCGAGGTCCTGGACGGCCCGCTGCGGCGCCCACTTCGACACCTCCATCATCCATGGGAATTTCTCCTTCTTGATGGCATTGAGCTGCTTCGAGAGGTCGTACCCGGAGGGGGCCGCCTTCTGTTCCGCCAGCGCCGTCTTGCACTGATCCAGCCCCCAGTTGTAGGCGAACCGGGAGATCCCACATGCCCGGGCGAAGTGCGTCCGCTGCGCGTTGTTGGGATAGAGCCGGATCTTGTGCGAAAGGTGCGTCAT